ACCAGTCTTGGTGCCGCTGAAGTTGGCGGTCTTGGTCACGAACGGGGTCTGACGGAAGAGGATGTTCGTGCCAGGAAGAACGATTTCCTTGGTCTGGTCGCTGCCAGCCATTTCGTCGAACTTCTTCTGTCCACTTTCCGTGTGCTTCCAGTTGTCGATGATCGAGTTGTTAACAGTCGTTGCGTTGTAGATGTCTCCCAACACGTTCGGGCTGATAACCCCGTAGTACATGCCCTTCTTGCAAGGCAGTACGTCAATCGACACAAGCTGCTGCTTCATTTCACGAACCGTGGCTAGGTCTAGCGTGAAAGGCGAAGAAAGCAACCCGTTCTGGCTCACGTTGCCGTCGACTGTCGAAGCCGAGTCAGCAACCGCGCTGTACAACTCGCTGATCGACTGACCTGCTTGATAGCCCAACTCAACTGCCGAGTTGCCTACCAATTCGTCAATCGACGCCGCAATTGCGAACGCCGAGAAGTTCGTGTAGTTGTTCCACTCACCCACGGTTGCAGGTGCAGTGATCTGGCTCACGACTTCAGGAGCGCCCACGTTTCCGTCAGCAGCTTGCGCAGTGTCACCAACCAAGGTGTTGTACTGGAAGAACTGACGGTTGATGCCCATGTGAAGTCCCTGAACACGACGTTCAGCGACGGTCACAAATGCATCGGTCTCACCCTTTAGGTTCGGGATCAATTCCTTGTCGAAAAGGATCGCCTGCGCGGTGAGTACGTTTCCTACGTTTGAAGCTGATGGTGTTGGCCCGCTCATCGGATCATATCCATCTAAGACCTCTGACTGTTACGCTGTTTTACGAGCGGTGTCCTACTACCTGAATTCCCGCTGCAATCAATCTCTCACGGAAATTTTTGTCCGTTGCGAGCTTCTTGCGATAAATTGCGGGGTTCATCTTGCCGATTTCTCGGAGTAGTTGGGCACGGGTCGCTGCGGGGTCTTGCTGCGTCGTTGTCGACGCACTCGGGCGCTGTGCACTTAGCTGTCCGGGTTGCAATCCACCGTTGACCGCAGGCTTACGGGCCGCTGGTGTCTGATTAGACGCGGCAGGCGTAGAAGCCTGTGCCGTGGTCGTCGATGCGGGAGGTGCCACTGACGACTGGCTAGTTGTTTCTGGCGCGGCTGCTGCGGCCACGGGCGGCGTGATTGACGACGCTGGCGCGGCGGAAGCTGCTGCGGCTGCCGACTGGGAATTGTCCACAGTGACAGCAGATGTTGTTACATCAGTTGCTGCACCTTGTTGTCCATCCTTTACAGGTGGCAACTGGTGTTTTACCGCTGCAAATGTCTTTTCGAGATTGTCATAGGAAAGGACCAAATTGTTGGCCTTTAGATAATCGCCCATGATGTTCGTCGAGGCATCGCACGGTAGAAAATCGTGTTTGTGATCTTCCATCCAAGTAGCGGCGATGATGCGCCCGTGTTCGAGACTGGCTTTACGGGCAATATCAGCGTCGCGCTGGGCAGCCGTTGCTTTCTTAACGGCTTCCTGCATCTTGGCTGGGTCTTGTTCCTTCGCGGCTTCAGTAGCGAGACGATCACTCTCTGCTTGGGCTGCGTTCGCGGCCACGCTGCGCTCTGTTGCTTCCAGCGCGGCAGCGGACTGCTTAAATCTGTTGGATTTGATACGCTCAGCGTATCGGACGGCGTTAATGTGCGCCGCTTTCAATTTCTCAACGAAGACACGTAGTGCTTCGACTTCAGTCCCAAAAAACTCGAAGTGCGTGGCGCGTCCGATAGGACGCCCTGAGTCCTCATCCGTCACTTGATAATCGATGGCGTACTTTTTCTTTTCCTCAACCGTAGGAGTTTCCGCTACGGCCTCGACTGATTCTGGCTGATTCGCAGCCAACTCATCGGCCTGACGAGCAGCCTCTGATACGGCGGCTTGACGAGCGGCTTCGGCTTCATCTGCTGCGATCTGTGCGGCCTCTTCCGAGTCGGGTTGGCGCTGCGAGAACGGCACGTAGTCGGGATCGTTCATCATCTCGTAGGCAATTTTCTTGCCTTCGGGAGTTTGAAGCAACGCGTTGACAGCGCCCAATACGGCACCACCGGAACGCATCGCGTTCTTTAGTTCTTCGAGATTGGCAGATTTCAACCAATCAAGGTTGATCTGCTCGATAGTCAATAGTCTCATGATTCATTTCTCCAAAAATTCGATTCGTACTACTTCCCCTCGGCAGGGGATTTCTTGGCCTTTGGTCGTGATGGGTGAATTCCGAATGTGCGCGTGATTGCGTCTATTGGTGCTTTCCCTTTATCGGAAGGAGCGGCTGGGTGAATTCCAAACATCTCAGCGACGCGGCTCACGGCCTCTTCCTCTTCTTTCCTGTCTACGTGTCGGATCGAATCCGCGTGCGCATAGACTGACCTCATTAGGAGGTCTGAAAATTCGATGGCGATACGAGCACGTCGCTGCCTTTCGGAAACGACATGCTCCGCATCGAGACTTTCTGGGTCGACTTTGATAACGTCCTGAGTGAATCTTGCACATGCGTCATTTGCCATCTTGACTATGACTTTCCAGCCAGGGGTCATAACGGTCTGAGCCACTAAGACCTTTTCGCCTTGCGTCATGTCTGGACTTAAAATTGACTGTGCTTCCTTTTCAGGTTTCTTATTCACCATTGGACTCTCTTGTGTTTCTTCAGATATTTGATTACCCGTAACAACAAAACTGGATTTTCATTAAACAGGCCGATGCCGCGATTGCAATCAGCGCAAAGCAAGGCACGAACACGATTAGTTCTATGATCGTGGTCGACGGCGAGAGCCTGCCTTTTTCCCGTGTACGGATTGATGTGTCGTTCTTTTCTACGACAAACAGCGCATCGATTATTTTGTTTTTTGACGCGTTTTTTATAATCCTCGTGCGTCATTCCGTACCTATGTTTTCTGGCTACTTTCATCTGATCGCCAGATTCGTACCTTTCTCTTATATACTTTTTTCGTTTAGCAGTACGCCATCGCTTGTGCTTCTTTTCCCACTCGCTGGATTTTCTTTTGTGGTATTCTTTGTTTTCTTTCGCAGTCATCATCCCTCCTTTACAGAGATGATCGAGGGGTGGTAAAGGCACCCCTCAACCCTGTTTAGTTTCTACAACGCTGTTGTAGACCCAAACGATTCATTTCCCGGCTGCCCTGTAACCAACTCTGGGGCTGTTGATTTTTCAATGGCTTGACGGAACGCCTCATTGCCCGCCTTGCCCAACTGCTTCGCTTGCTCAATTTGCTGTTCATGCGCGAACTGACGTTCCGACTGCTGTTGCATGAACTTCTGCTGATTCGCCTGCAATGCTGCTGGCGAGTTCGCTTGATGCTGAGCCTTTCGCTCTGGTGTCATCGGCTTCAAGAACGACTGGCTGAACTTCCAACCCGCTGCGTCCGTGAAAGCCTTGAAGATCGCCACCGCGTCGAACTCATATCCCGCGTCGTTCGCGTTTTGCACGAACGTTGGGTTGTTCAACAACTGGATGATGATCGGAAGTGCCTGGGCCATTTCTTTCTTGGCACCAAGCTTAGCGCCTGCAAGGACTTCATACTCGATGTTGGCCTCACGGAAATCCATGTGGTCAATCAAGTTCGGTTCGCCGAGTTCGTCACCCAACATGTCGCGGATGACCGAAGTCGGCAACAACAAGTTGTTTAGTTCGTCCATCTGGTACAACCACGGCTCGAACACTTGACGAACAAAACGGCCTGTTGGGCCGTCAAGACGCGATGCGTTGGCCTGAATGACCGCCGCTGCACCCGTCCCTGAACGCATGCCCGTGGTACGAACACCAGCGGCACCTGCGCCCTGAATTACTTGCTCGTTTGCGCCCGAAGTGGATGCACCCGACTGCTGTGCTTGTGCGATGAACTGCCACGCCTCGCCTGGGACTTGAGGCATCTGAAGGAACTTGAACGCCTTGTCGACGTCCTCTTCCACATCGATGATGCCGCCCTGACGCCATCTGACGTCTTGGCTTAACGTGTTGAACCCTTTCTTACGAACTGCGGTCGGCTGCAAACCATAAGCAAGAAGATCGAGTGCAAGGTTTGTTACGCCTTGTTCCACGATCTGTTCACTTCCGATTAGCAGGCCCAACCCCTGTCCATAAAAACAATCTGGGATGTTGCGCCAGTTGAACGAGAAGAACGGAATTCTTCCGTACGGATTCTCTTCATTGCGAATAAGAATGTTGCGACCATTGAACGAAAGAATAACGATGACCTTCTCGTCGTCCCAACGTTCCAAGATTTCAATCGGAGCCTTTGTCGGGTCCGCTGATGTCTTGTAGCTGCGCGGAAGTGCATGCTGGATGTATCCCATCATGCCTTCTGGCAACGTCATGGTAATATTATCTGGGCCGGATGTTGGCTTCTCACCAAAGAAAATCTGTTTCAAAACAGACTCATCTGGGATGTTGTAGCCATCCACGCCACGTAGCTGATCTAAGTCCGCGTATGTCGCGTAATCGCGATACACGACCCAACCCGCGCGGCGAATGTCTCCGACACGACATCCTGGGTTCACGAGAACGGTACGAATGTCCGTCCACTTGATCCACGGATGCGAGATTTTCTTGTTGTAAAACTCGACTTCGTAATCGTCTGAGTCGGGGGTGTCGATCAACTTGATCGTGCCGTCTGGCTGTTCAAGAGCCTGACGCTCGCCCTTCCTCTTGTAACGACGCATCCTCTTGTTGTACTCAACGTAGCCGTACTTCATGATACCAGTGCCCAACAATGCGGCCTGTTCAAGCGTACGCTCTACCTCTTCCTCGAAGCGCATCGCGCCCAATTGCGCGGCAAAGATCGCCGTTTTTGATCTCACCATGTCCTGTGTCACTGATGGACGAGGACGAAGCGAGAACGGAGGGTCTTCATAGAAGAGACCCCCCATAACCTTGGGAACAATTGACGAAATGTGATTCGATACCATGTACTTTGGTACCGAAGCGTTGCCGACGTTTCCGCCGTCAAACGCTGACTGAGTCGCTGGCGACTGATACAACAAGTCGGCCATCGTCCAGCCGTTCGACCACTGCTGAATATTGATATAGTTGTCGGCCTCGGCTACGTCGTCGATAACCAACTTGACTGCTGCCGAATCCTTAAACTGAAGCACATCGGTCTCGTCTGAGACCGCTATGTCGTCCCTGGTTATTTCGGCGGACGGGTCAATGTAGAGGTCGTGCAGCTTTTGCTCGATCCTCTGTTCCTGCGCGTCCAATGACATGCGGTTAGTACCTCATTCCAGGCGGCAGGATTTTGCCGAGTAATTTCTTCAATTGCTCCGCTCTAGGGTTAACTGGCGGTTGTGCTGGCGCTGCCGCTGGTGGCGCACCACCTGATGGTTTTGTCGGAGAATTACTACCGAACATGCGATTGTACGCGGCATCTTTTGCCGCCTTGGCTTGACGCTGTTCGTGTTCCTTCTCCACGTCTTTCGGGTCGGGGTTGTGCTGCAACGCCGTTGATGGTAAGTGCGATGTGATTCCCAGTGATAGAGCGTCTGGGATATCGTCCTTACGATACGTCGTGCTCTTTCCGCCCGTATATTCGGTTAATTGCTTGTACGTCTCGTCGATCCAGTGCCCGCTAACAAACCACAAGCGGTCGTGACCCAACAAGAATTCGGCGTCCTTGATGCGCTCACGTTTTGCGTTCGGCTTGTTTGATACTGGGCGCTGTCGAACATTGGAGAAAATGTCCGAGCCGCGCAACTTGGCGTAGTTCTTAATGTTCTCCATCAAGAAGTTCACGCCATTCGAGTTCTCGATGTAGACGCACTTCGGTCGGTGCTTCTCGTAGTACTTGATCATGTTAGACGCCAATTCCGACGCCTTCCACTTATCAAGAAATACTTCGATTACGACCACGCAATATTCGTTATTTTTGTTTTTGTAGATGCCCAGCGTTACGCCGACTGAATAGTCCGACGTGCGGCTGTGCTCGCTGTACGCGATGTCCCAGGTCTGGATGATCTCCATGTTCTGGGGCGCTGCCGTGCGGTCGTACTGATGAGCACGTAGCGTATCGAGATCGAACTGATTGATATACAGATCGATTTCTTTCGGGTCTGTTGCGATGTTAAGCTGCTGGTTCTTGAAAGAAATTTCCTTCTTTTCTTTCAGCTTTCTCATCAGCGCTTTAAAGTTGTGGCTCTTGCTCTCCGGCCACCACAGGTCAACCATTTCTTCGGTGACCTTGAACATGCCGTTCGGCTCTTTCAGCAACTGCTCGTAAAGGGCGCGGTACTGTGGTTTAGGAGTCCAAGCTGAAATCGACAAAAACGAATACGGTTCTGGGTCGTTATTATCTGCGTCCCTGTTCATGCGCGTGCCGTACCAGTCTTTGGTAAAGTAGCGCGTGCCGACTACGTCTGTGAAGCCCCAGCCCTCGACGATATCACCAGTGCTGTTGATTTTACCAACTAGCGTTTGTCGAAGTTCTTCTGTATTCGAGTTCGAATAATCAACGACGTCGTCCAGTTTTCGGATATCGCAGCGCATACCCGTAAACGACGATTCCATAGACGTCTTCCAAACATGCGCGTCTTTTGACTTGTGAATTGCGGCTGGACATTTTAACGACGAATCCGATTCGCCTGCGCGACCATACAGCACATACTCGGGAAACAAAATCTGAAATGATGAAGGCTCGCCATTTACGGGCAGATAAAAATAGCCTTTGATTTCGCCAAATAGCTGCTTAGCCAGAGCACGAAAAGCCGTAGCAATAAGAATACGAACGTCAGGACAATTCAACATCCACTGCACTGCGTCGATTCCGTCAATAGTCGATTTACGTCCCGAGCGGGGCGCAAACAACATCATCGTCTTCGTCGGCGTCTTGCCGTCTTGGGCTACGCGTACCTGCTTGTCAAACATCACAGGCAAATCTGCGCGGGAGAAACTTGGAAAAAACAACCCGTCAAAATTCTTCTGCACGAACATGTCGCAGATCATCTGATGGGCCTTGTGAAACATTCTCATGTTCACAAGACTGCATAGCCAGAACAAATCCTTTCGGGCTTTGTCGCGAAGGTCTAGCCAGCGACGAAATGAAACCACCTCGTCCACTTCGTACAGCTTACGAAGATTGACTTTTTGTCCCGACAGGGTTTCATATTCCCACTGATCAGGATCAATCTTAACGGTGATGCCGCTATCGACCAACTCAACAGCGCGAATAGACACCGCGTCTACAGACGGATTAGGACGACGTTGCTTGTTTTTTGTCTCGCGCTTTTTCTTTTCGAGAGGCTCGTCTTCTTCCTCTAGTTCTTTCTCGTTGATGTTCGCGCCTTCGTAGGTCGCCAAAAGCTGAACCAGCGGTCGGCATTCACTCTTATAGAAAAGCCCGAGCGCATCTTGCTCTTGCGCCCATTCCAAATCACGGACGTGTTGAGACAACCGATTCGTTATTTGTTCCTCGGTCGGTCTTGCGGGTTGAAGAGCCGCGAGTTTTTCGCGTTCCTGCTTCTCCCTCGCCCTCTGATTCCTTTTACGTTCTGCTGCTGATAGAGCCATTTCAATATTGTCCTTGGCCCTATTAGATTGGCGGGCCTACTTCTGCGCGTCTGCGTACTGCTTCACGTTCTCTTGTCGATTCTTCAAGCCCTCGGCGACGTTTCCGAAACCACTCACCAGGGCTTTAGCTTGATGAGCCAAACTATACGACGGCGCTTTGGGAGCGCGAGCCTGTGGAACATGCGGCGCTTCTGGCTTCTTTGGCGCGAACGAAGATGTCGAGTTTCCTTCGACTGATTCTGTAAACCTGTTCGCTTTCGCCAACGTGTCTTTTGCGCTGTTCAATGCGTCTGATACTGCGTCGTTTGGCATACGATTATCCTTGCAACTAATCAGGCGTCGGTGTCGGTATGATGCGCGGCGCTGGATTGTCGTTGGGCTGTTTCTTAAACTTGGCGATGATAGACTCTGCCTTTGAGCAAACGTTCATCGCCCCACTTCCGCCTAGAAGATACGCTATGCCCGACAAATCCGGCATTGCTCCGTTTCTAAGGACCAAGTATGTCACCCAGCAAATCGAGGCGATGACTAGAATGAACGCGGTCAGATGCGCAGCATTTACAGAACTGTCTTTGTCATCAAGCGCTCTTGAAAGAAGAGACATGCGTGCCTGCGTTTTTACTTCTTGAATCCCTTCAGCGTCTTGGCAAAATTCGCCATGTGAACAACGTGTGGATTAGACGAATGCGTTGCCGCTTCGACTTTTTCCTGCGGTATGTTTTCGCCTTCTGGAACACCAAGAGCGCGATGCAAACCGCCTTTTCTAAGATGATGGATGGCCCTGTAAAGTGAGGGGTTTTTTGCTTTCTCCACGATTTATTCTCCGGGCCGCATAAACTTTATCCAACCACTCGTCGAACTCACTCAACGTCATGTCTGAGCGCTTTTGATTACAGTGATTGTGAGCGGGGGCAACGTTCTCTTTAACGTTTGCACCGCCTCTTGACAGCGGTATAATATGGTCAAGACTCAACCTAAACGGACTTCCGATCTCTAACGAGACTTGTCCTCCGCAAAGATGACACAGAAAACCACGCTTCTCTACAACGATTCTCCACTCTTCTTTTGTAAGAGTAGAAACGGCGTGCCATTTCTTAGCACGGCCATTGGCGACGAGGGCAGCGGTGGCAAATGGATTCCGTTCTCGCCAAAGTCGATTCTCTTTACGAATCCTATTTCGGCTTTTACGTCTACGATCTCGCTCTGCTACGTTAGCCGCTTCTTTATTTCGCTTTTTCCACGGAATAATTTTACCTGCTTCATCTCTGATTGCAGGATTTATCTGTCCTCTTCTCGGCATGATATCCCCCTACAGGATAACAGGGCGTGTGTAGGGCACGCCCCGCCTATTGCAGTACTACAAATTTGCTATGCTCCTGCCGCTGGAGACGGCATCGGCAAACCCGCTGGGCCTGCTTGCGCCGCTGGAACCCCGTGCTGGCCGCCGTCTGCTTCCATCTCACCTGGGTTAGGCATACCCATGTGGTCTTGCAACGAATCGTGAACACCATCTAGATCGTGGTGTGCAGAACTCTCTGACGACATCGAGCCGTCTTCATGCTTGTAGTGACGGGTCTTAGTGTGGCTGCCGTCTTTGTGATGATCGATGCGAATCTTGTGTAGCTTCTTTTTCGCCATTTTACTCTCCCTTGGCAATCTTCTTTACTTCTTCGTGAATGCTAGGGTGAACCTTTTCTTCAGCGGCCTCTTCGTCCTCATCCTCTTTGTCAGGATCGACGCGAAGGTTTTCTTCTAGGCCGTCGTGAATACCGTCGAGGTCGGGCTTAGAGTATCGCTTGTTAAAATCCGCGCCCTTCTCGTGATGATGTTCCATCGTCGCACTGCCGTCGTTATGAATCTCGATCTCGGTGTGCGTAAAGCCGTGTCCTGCGTGTTTCATGGTGTGTCCTTTATCAACTTCCTGGCTCAACATCTTCGTCTACGAGACTTTCTCTCAAAATCGGAACGGCGCTGTAGCCGTCTGAGTCTTTATAAACGGCGACTACGCCGCCCGGATCGACTCTGGCCGCTTTGTAATCCCCGCCACACAACAGGCGAGACAATTCTTTCATGATCGAGCCGTGCATAGCGCTAATGGTCGGCTTACCCGATTCTTCTCCCAGTCGAATAATCCTCATCAAACGAGGATCAACTCGCTTTCGAAACTCATTCACGCTCTCGCCACCGGGGATTCGTACACTCGGATTCTTTCGGTAGTACTCTAGTTTTTCTTTGTTCTCTTCACTCTTCGGCATGCCCGTGAAGTCACCAGTGTTAAGACTGTTCAAGCCCTCGATCTCGTGCGCTTCCATTCCCTTGGCCTTCATCAAAGGCTCTAGAGTTTGCGCAGTCCTTTGCATGCCGCTGTGAAACGCTGCACTGAAGTCCCTGGCGTTGAATAAAGGAACAAGCGCTTCTGCCTGTTTCTTGCCGCTGTCGTTCAGAAGAACATCCGCGTCGCCGCGAAATCTTTCTTTGCCGCCGTCTGGGGGATCATTCAGATCGGTCTCACCGTGTCTGACGAAAAATGCGACGATCCTCTTCATGGTTTCTTTTCGCCGCGACGGTATTTGTAGCCGCCGCCAAAATCCTCTTCTTGTTCTTTATCGTGTGACGGCATGAGTTTCTGTGCTTCTCGCCAGGAGATGTTTTCGCCTTCGTGCCCGTCACAGCAGTCGTCCCAATCGACGCCTCGGCCTTTGTGCTCCGACATGGCGTCGCTGGCTTCATCTTGTTTCTCAGACATAAGAAGACAAATGCCGTCTTTCCCCTTGTCGTCTGTTGAAACGAAATGCTTGCAAGGAGCGCCCTGCTTAAATCCACCGCAGTTGGTTCCAGTAGGACTCTTAGCCCATTCCAATCCAGTCTGATCCGCCGCCTTGTCGCCTAGCGTGTTGACGTTATAGACCACTTCGCTATCTGCAACCGCGAGAGGAGTCCCACCACGCTGGTAAACGCACACGGGCGTATAGGCTTCTCCGTCCTTCATGGCTCGATCAATAACAATGTCCGGGCCGTGAATCTGGCATCGCTTCTGGTTTATGTATAGAAACGGACAATTGAAACACGACTTCGGCTGATTGCCTGTATCTTTACCGCCGACGAAGGCCAGCGCCCATCTCTGCACACCAATAACGGATTTGATTTGTACCAGTTTATCCGCCATGAGCCTGTCGTGCCTTATGCGCGTGAGCGTACGTGGGTAAGCCCTTATTGGGAGTTGAAGCAAATTCGTGCAATTGCTTGTGGCTCATGTCCGCCATGCCTTTATTTCTTTCGTATAGCTTTTCTGGCTCGTGCTCTGCGATACGCATGGCGATTGCTTGTTTTTGTGATACAGCAGGCACAAGGCCCTCTCTTGATGTAACTCAAAATTACATCTGCGTGTTTTTCTAACCAGCCTAAACGCGTATTACACTGCTGACACAAAACCCCGCGATGGGTTTTAGGGACAGAATGGTCTACGCACATTTTCTTAGCGCGTTTTCCACAAATATCACAAACTTTCTCGTGAAGTACCCTCTGTTCTTTACGAGTCAGTCCATATCTGCGTTTGGCTGTATCTTCTAATTGAATATTTCTGTTTTGAAGTAGGTTGTTCTTTCTCCAACGCCTACTCACTTCTGGATGCTTTCTTCTCCACCGACGAGCGTGCGCGTTTCTTTCTGCCTTATTTTTGTACGGCATTTACTCTCCTCTATAGAGTAAGGGCGGTGATAGAGGCACCACCCAAACCTCGCAGCCTTACGGCCACAAAAACTTACTCCGACTTTTTGGTTGGCTCCGCGTCAGACTTTAAGTGCGATAGATGATTGTTCAACAAAGTACTCATGTTGGCTTCCATGAGCGACATGTGTTTATCGGCTCTCATGAAACGAGCGTCGACCTTATCAATGAAGTCGCTGACTTTCTTAACGAAATCGATGCACGGTTGAATTGCGGCTCGACTTTTCCAGCCGACGACAACCACCGTGATAAAAATTCCGTAGTCTTTTACAGCGGAACTCAACTCACCTATAGTCAACTGACCTGGGTTGAGCATGATGTCCCTGGGAAAAATGTAGGTCGGGCTATTACCGTCCTAGGCTGTGGATTCCACACGGTCTTCTGGGGGTGCGCCTCACGCATGAGGCTCTCACTACCACTCAGAATAAAATGGGGGCCATCTCCGACCCCCGATGGTTTTAGGCGCTGATCGAGAATTCGTACAGCTTTGCCTTGTTGCCTGCGTCGCTCTGGCTGAAGGTCACGCCAACAACCAAGCCGAACGGGCCGCCCAACGCACCAGGAAGCTGGTTCGAAGCGCCGCTCGATGAGCCGAACACAATGCCAGTCAACGAGTTCTGCAACGCAACGTTATTGCGCTCAACAGTGTTGTTGACAAGCGAGGTGTAGAAGCCGCCGACGATGCCGCTGTCGTTGTTGCCCTGTAGGCAAACATCGAACGCGTAGTTGTACCAGATGCCGTCAACGCCCGGAGCGAATCCGCCGTTGATGTCAGCTAGCAAAGTGTAGGTCGGGCTGGCGAATGAACCAGTTACCGCGTACAACTCAACCTTGACCGTTTCCGACGAGGTGATCGCCGAAGAAGGCAAGAATGCGCCGCTCGCTACGACTTCAATCAACTGGCCGTTCAGCTTGTTGTCTGCTGGAACGATCAACGCGCCGTTAGCGTTGCTCGACGACGGAGTTGCTGGGTTAGTCCACGTTGCACCTGCTGCGAACGCGGCGTTGCGACCGAAATATTTAATCGCCGTTCCAGTTCCGCCTACGGATGACGGGAATTGCCCGTTCACGCCGAAGTCTTGAATTAAAAACATGAGTGCTTTCCTTTTAGTGTACGATATCCGACTCGGATCACAAATCGGAGACCGCTTTTATGGGATCGCTTTGGATTGACGCTCTCGCGTCTAGCAATACCATTCATCCCCCGCGTCGCGGGGAAACTTTTATTTAATGCAACGACTAACCTGGGTGTTATTGGCACTGTTGGTGCTGTTACCAGAGATCACCTCACCACAGATAATTGTTGGCTTCTGTGTTCCCTGCCACATTGGCGGAGTATCACCAATAAACGGGCCAAATGGCGACCACGTTGTTGGAACGGGAATCGATGGTGTTGTTTGAATAGGTGGCACCGTAATCGGTGGCATCAAGATCGTCGTGTCGCGTGCTTGCAGCATAATGACTTGCGACTGAAGCTGAAGAACTAAATCCTTCAGCTTTTGAATTTCGAGTTCGAGTTTCTTAACCTTATTCACTTCCACACCCACTTACATACGCACACTACTACGTCCCAAGGGTTTTTCTTTCTCAAAGTCGCGCCACATCTCGGACAGCGACGTTCCCACATGGAACCCCCGCAGGACTAGTTAGTGAGAAACGCCCTGATTGTCAATCCACTTGAGAATTGAACCGCCAGTAGGAGAGATCAACTGAAGAATATCGGAATTATCGAAGTCACTGAATGCGTCAGCGAAGATCGCTGCAAGAGAAGCCGAGCTAGTCAAACGGGTGTAATACGGGCCATAGTGCGTTCCGTTCGTCGGGCTAGACGCTGGCTTATTGACCACGCCGTTTTGATCGACGTTCACAAGAATGTTGCCACTGTGATCGACGATTTGAATCATGTCCAACGCCTGAACGTTATTCGCTAGCGCGGTGGCCCAGGAAGTCCCTTGAAGACGACCCAGCATTGCTTGTAAAGTGGCTGCCATGTTTTTTCCTTGCCGCGACGCGGCTAACAGTCTAATACACAAAACCCCCTTTGCGAGGGGGTTTCGTTGAACAAAATATTTTGGTTGGGGCGAGTGGACTCGAACCACTATTACGCGGTTCAGAGCCGCGCTTCCTACCGATTGAAAGACATCCCAACAGAAAAACGTTGCCGCCCCCACAAGGGCGAAGGGATCACTTTTCATCAGTCCTGGCTGTTACCTAGGCAGAGCCTTACTGACTACCGGATCAGCGGCAAAAACTTATTTACGACGAAAATACGTACGGATTTTGTGGCAGTTCGCACAAACTACTTCGCACTGAGAAACCAATTCAAGAAGTTTTTTCAGACCGACCTTCTGAGAAAGGGCTGCAATCGTTAGACTGCCGTTGCGTGGAATAAGGTGATCAAATTCCATCACGTAGTGCGGGTATTGTATTCCGCAATCCTTGCAAGGCACGTTCTTCAATGACTGCAACAATTGCTTTGCTACTTCATGTGATTTCTGCATAAACTTGGTTGGAGGAGAAGGACTCGAACTTTCACCTGACTGATTCAAAGTCAGCCGTGCTACCAATTACACTATCTTCCAACAGAAAATTGGAGCCATCGACGGAGTTGCACCGTGCACTTTCGCGTTGTCCTTAATGACGATTATCGACGGTTCAGAAAATGGCCCTCGCCCGTGGAATCGAACCACGACTTCATGTGTTTCAAACAGGAGTGCAACCACTACACCAAGCGAGGATGGAGGAAGGCCCCGGAATCGAACCGAGTCACGCCCTCTCGAACGTGTCGCCGTTTTCAAGACGGATGAACGCCATCGCTCGCCGCCTTCCTAACACAAAACTGGAGGAGAGCCAGAGAATCGAACTCTGTCGCGCCCTTTCGAACGCGTCATCGTTTTCGAGACGAGTACCGACCATTCAGTGCTGCTCTCCAAACTGGCGGATCAGGAGGGACTCGAACCCCCACAACCTTTCGGTTGATAGTTTAGCAAACTATTGCGTCTACCAATTTCGCCACTGATCCAAAATTATAGAACAAAATTCTTGTCGCCACAACCGTGCGCAACACTTTGATACGCGTCCCAAAGTTCGAATATCTGTTTGCGTTGAACTTGAATCACATGATTCTGCCACATGCTGACCAAGCCAGTAAACAAGAACGCTAAGAAGGACGCAATCGCTAGCCTGCGCCACTTTCTCATCTCACGATAATCACTCATCATAGTGCTTGTTTTGATCAGCCACCACGCCGATAGCAGGGGCCGTTTCTGGCGTACCCACTGGCAGCTTAGGCATGCTGTCGTCCACACTAGGCACGGATACTGGGGACTTCGAACGAACGTACGGTTTTGTTGAACGAGGCAAGGTCACCCTTGCTAGCTCTTTCTTAATCACTGATATCGGCTCGACCCAGGTAGAAACCGTAGCGCCATCCACACCAGCGATCACGATACCGATGACTTTCTTCGTGCGCTTGTCGACAACCGAACTTCCAGATGCGCCATGAGAATCGAATTCGTCGACGCCGAAAAACCCTTTCATCTCTCCGCTTTGAGCTACTTTAGAAGAGACGCGACCGTTACTTGCGAACTTGCCTAGAGCAAGACTGAAGTTGACGTCAATCGTTTGGTCGCCGATGCGAGCATCGCCCTCGTCTCCGAGCGGCGTGACTGGATACTTCTTGTCGGTGCGCAAATAATACTCAGCGTAATCAAGCGGTTCGTTCATCGCTGATTGAAGCAACGTCACGGGAGTTAACGACCCGTTGATATCTTCGGCGACTGAGAACTCCATGTCTTTCGGCAAATCGGGATTCGCCGGGGTGCAATGTCCTGCGCCCAACAAATAGTAGCCTCGGTCGCCAGCTTTACTGATGACTTGAACCGTGCAAATAAAACGATCACGAATGCCCAGGTCGTGCGAACTCGCGTACAACGCAAGAGCGCCGTCGTAAACCTTCTTGTCAAAGCCTTTCAAATCTTTGACGTTTGCAAACGCAGGCGCAACAGAAAGAACCATCGCTAAAAGCACAGACAGCACACGTCTCATAAGGGCACCTTTACGAACGGCTCAGTTCAGAGCACTACCGTCCGAATGACCGCCTTCTGTAGAAGCCCTCTGTTCGGTCTTTTCTTTTTGATGCGGACAATAGCCACAACATCCAAGTGCCATATTACAATTATGGCAAAGAATTTGAAATGTATCAGGATAGCCGTTTCTGACCGCCCATCGATACATTCTAAAGGCACCGCCACCTAACTCTCTTCTATGTTTTTGACCTTCACCATTTTTATGATCGAGAGCCAAAAATTCTTTTCTAGTCTCACCGCAACAAACGCACTTTTTGCCGTAGTGTTCTAAGACTTTATCTCTCAGCCGAGCATATCGCCCACGGTCAAATTGCTGCCTGTATAGGGCCTTGTGCTCTTGGGAGCAGGTCTTTCTTAAATGAAAACCAACTTCTCTATTGCAGCCTTCTACTTGACACAGGTTCATCTCGGCCTCCGACAAGGCGAGGGGCGACGTGTCGGCGTCGCCCACCCAATTGAACGTTCAAAATGGCAGGGGAGGAGAGACTCGAACTCCCGTCTTAACGTTTTGGAGACGTACGTAATGGCCGCTATACGACTTCCCTGCTGAAAATGGCTCACGATCTTGGACTTGAACCAAGAACCTTCTCCTTAACAGGGAGCCGCTCTACGTTGGAGCTAATCGTGAAAAGAAAATTGGCTGTAGGCAAAGGATTCGAACCTTCATCGTAGGCATTAACAGTGCCCCGTCTTACCGTTAGACGAACCTACAACAGAAAACTAAATCGGTGGGGATGCAGCAATCCGCATCGTGCAGTCAGATCGTTACGTGCCGTTCGATCTCTGCCGAGATCGCGTCGCACTCTGCTCGCTACGGATGTGAGAGCTACTCACACACCCCCGTAGAAACTGGTGGAGAGACAAGGACTCGAACCTTGGAAGTCCGCAAGGGACGGCAGGGTTACAGCCTGCCTAGTTTGCCGCTACCGAACCTCTCCGTAAAATTTGGAGCAGAAACCGGGACTCGAACCCGGACAGGTTCCTTACCAAGGAACTAGGCTACCATTACATCATCCCTGCTCAAACTTGGAGCACCGTCGTGGAATCGAACCACGGCGTCGGCGCTACGAGGGCCGCATCATGCCATTAGATCAACAGTGCTCAAATCTTTTTTATTTCCAGTCCCGCTGCATCGGACGAAGACCCTGTCGCGGGAGACCTCTGCCACATCAAATCAGGAGTGCCGACGTTCCTATCTATGCGCTGGGTGTCCGACTTCAACAACTTCGCTGGATCAGTCACGCCGCGCATCGGGTCAGGCGTTTCAACTCTCTGCATGCCTTTGCCCATCGTTATCTTTGGGCCTTTACGAGCCTTATGGGCTATGGAGTAAAGAAATTCGTTGGGCATATAAACCTTGGAGCAAAGTGTAAGATTCGAACTTACGTTCTCCGGGTACAAGCCGGATGTCCTAAACCGCTAGACGAACCATGCTCAAAACTTGGAGCGAATTGCGGTAATCGAAACCGCGCCTGAACCTTGGCAAGGTTCCACGCTACCACTACGCCAAACTCGCTCAGAAATTTACACCAGTGTTATCGTCCTCTTCAACTGGTTACCACACAACCGCCGTACGACGGCAAGGAACGTGTGCGTTCGAACTTGGAGCGGGTACGGGGACTCGAACCCCGACACTCAACTTGGAATAATGAGGTGCTACCGTTACACCACACCCGCTCAAAAACTGTATTCCCCAAGGAAAACGTTTCGAACCGAACGCCTTTTCAATGAGGGCTGGTCAGGCTATGAATGCCCAGATTGTTATAAGCAACCCGCGCTTCAACCGATAAAGTCTCGCCAGCTTGGTCGTCGACGACCTTAGCGTCTCACCAGCGAAACCGATGTGTCAAGATGGTTGCGGATGCGGGAATCGAACCCAGCCTAGACCTGCTTATGAGACAGGTGACTTCACCAGAAGTGCTAACCCGCAATTAAAATCTTTCTTATTCGTGATTCTTTTTGGCCGTTGCTATCGAGCCGCGTCTTGCGTTCAGCTTTCCAGCGTCAGGGCGATTCGGGTTAGCCACCAATGCCTTCACGATCTCCGTATCTTCCAATTCAATCGCTTTCACATCCAGCGCCGTATCGTTTGACAGCGCAAGATTCTTTGCGTTCACTGCTGGAATGTTTGAATTTGCGGCCATCTCTTCTCCTAAAAACTTGGTAGTCGGTGAAGGAATCGAACCCTCATCAGTCGCTAATCAGGCAACGGTCCTACCGTTGAACGAACCGACTACATAAAATTTGGTGGACGGTGACGGATTCGAACCCTCAACTCCTCGGTGCAAGCGAGGCGTTTTCCCAGTTGCTACTAACTGCCCACGAAAACTTTTACTGATAGACCTTCCAGCCGAACTTCACGGCGACTCGATTATACAAGTCGATGAACGGCGACGCGGTCACTTCCGCGATGAAAACAAAAAACTCAACAACGTTTTGAATCTTCGGATGCTTCTCTAACCAATCTTGAAAACTCATTACTTGCTCTTCGTCACGTACTTGTTCAGCAAGTATACCACGAGTGCCACCGCTGCGGCAATCGCTCCGAAAATAACTGCAAGCTGTCCGCTCATGTTCACTCCTAAAATTGGCAGAGCTAATCGGATTCGAACCGATGTGACCACCTTGAAAGGGTGGCAGCCTAGGCCGCTAGCTGATAACTCCGCTGAAACTTGGTAGGGCTACGGGGATTCGAACCCCGGCTATTCGGCTGAGAACCGAGCGTCCTGCCACTAAACGATAACCCCACAAACTTGGTAGTCGGTGTCGGACTCGAACCGACTCGGCGCACTAATCGGGTGCTCGCGGTTTATAAGGCCGCGCTGCATACCCATGCTACCGACTAAAGGCTGAGAAGACGGGGGATGGTTACCCATTACGGGGCAGCACCCCAGCATACGATCTGGGACATCCCGTCACTCTTCCCACAGAACTTGGTAGCCAACCACGGAATCGAACCGTGCCCACCTCTTTGTAGGAGAGGCGCATACGACCAGTTTGCTAGTCGGCTAAAACTTTTGGTGGGCCGCCCGAGGCTCGAACTCGGACATTGGGCTTAAAAGGCCCCATTGCTGCCGCTCGCATCCGCAGCCCACTGTACACTTATAAGTTGACAAACAGTTGTCAAACGTCAACCTATAAGTTGACAAAACTTGGTGGGTTGCCCGAGACTTGAACTCGGAACTCGCTCCTTAAGAGGGAGGAATGTTGCCGCTAACACCTGCGACCCATAGAACCTTATAGCTTTGTTTTCGTTCTGCCGTCTTTCTTTGATGACAATTAGCACAACGTACTTCACATTTCTCAATTTCTTCACGAACCGTTTTCTCTGAGAACGAAAGCAAACGACTCATGTCGTCTCTCTTCTCTCCGCGAACGTGGTCAAATTGAAGAACCATTATATCTGTTTCACCACAATCGAGGCAAGGATGCTGCAACAAATAGTCGATAATCATTTGCTGATTTCGAACAATCTGTTCTGCTTTTCGAGCAGCACAGTTTTCCATGTGCTTTTCTCGGTGGTTTCTATACCACTTAGCTTGATCTTCTTTCTTGCCCATCACTTTGGTCGTCCGTAGCCAGGATTCTGTTTCCGCTTACGCGGTGACGTTCATTCCTCTCTAGTCGCCCGAAGGCGAAGCCTGCTACCCGCGCTGTCACTGAACGCCAACAAAGTCCTCTGCGCCTATTTGCAGTTGCACTCGTGTGGATTGTCTCGGCTCCAATGAGTGGTGCTGGTGCTCGACTCTTTCGAGTGCGTTACCCAGTCCACTACCGAGGCTTACCCGTACGCTTACGCGTCCCGCAACTTCCACGGCACGGTGTTGACTCGTGTCCTGAACTTCCTCGAAGGGATCGGACCTTCGCGAACATCTGGACAACCAACTTGGAGCACAGAGTGAGATTCGAACTCACGGTAATCGTTTTGCAGACGATTGACTTAGCCACTTGTCGATCTGTGCAAACTTTGGTGCCTCTGGTCAGACTCGAACTGACACGGGCGTTAGCCCACCGCGTTTTGAGTGCGGCGCGTCTGCCTGTTCCACCACAAAGGCACGTAAACTTTTTGAGCGCCTGAGCCTTGTCCGCTGCGCGACACGTTGGCGAGTTTCACGCCCTACTCCGGCCCGAATCACTGGTTAGCCACTCGCTACCCACCGCTCAAATCTGGAGGCCTCGGTGAGATTCGAACTCACGACCCACTCTTTAGGAAAGAGTTGCGCTGTCCGCTGCGCTACGTGGCCTTAATTTCTCTTCCTCTTCTCTGTGACAATTAGCACATAGAAGAATACACTTTTTAATTTCTTCCGATATCGTGTTCCAACTTCTGTTTTTAAGTCCCGTGTACGTGGACTTGTCTGCTGGGTTTACGTGATGAAATTCTAAGGCACCCAAACATTTCGAATACCCACAGCGAACGCATTTCCCACCCAATAATTCAACTGCCCTCTTTTTATTAGCGAGTTGAGTCTCAGACCTGTAATCTTTCAAACAGGCCTTACACCAAGACATTTTTGTCGACCTGCCGCTTTGGGTATAAAAATCTTTCTCGTGTTTCGACAAAATACATCGACTACAGATTTTCATCTCACTCTCCCTAAAGAGTGGGTTGGGGTGTTAGGGCATCCCTTCCCTTGATGCATCAAACCTGGAGCACCCACTGGGAATCTAACCCAGATCACGGCCTTCGGAGGGCCGAGTCCTGTACATTGAACGACAGGTGCAAAATCTGGTAGACCGTAGAGGATTCGAACCTCTATCCGTGGTTTCGTAGACCACTATCCTATCCGTTGAACGAACAGTCCACTTAAAACCAACGACGCGCTCTTCGTGTTGCCGTATCGCGTCGTTCGATCCGTATATGCGATTCCAAAGAGACGGATCGAGAAAGTCTGTTTCCTCTCGCCACGGAACAACGCGTAGCGAATCATGATATGTGCCGACGTATCCCACGACACGGGAAGATTGGTAGCCCCACTCGGATTCGAACCGAGATTACACGGGTAGAAGCCGTGTGTCCTGTCCGTTGAACGACAGGGCTAAATTTTTGACGGCGTCCTATCCTCTAGACGACAGGTTCGAGACGCGCCTCATGCAAGGCCGACCACGCTCATTGAACCAACTTGGATTCGAACCAAGGTCTCCGTCTGATCTGCCAGCCAGTGTTGCGTGCTGGGCTTAAACTCAAACCATCCGTCGATGGCCGAGGACTGGCACGTCTGCCAATCACGCTCGTAAAACTTGGTGCGCTAGGCGAGAGTCGAACTCACAATCCCTTTCGGGCCGGGGGTTTTAAGTCCCCTGCGTATGCCATTCCGCCACACGCGCAAAACTTGGTCCGCCGCGAGAGATTCGAACTCCCACGCCACAAGGGCATCAGTTTCTAAGACTGACGTGTCTGCCGTTCCACCAGCAGCGGATTAAATCTCGTCACACAACGCGTCGTAGCATCCGTCGCAAAGAATCTCTTCGTTCTGTTCCCCACGTACATCTTCATCGTACGGGTTGAGACGAGGCACGACTGTTGCTTTTTCTTGATGACAACGTTGACAAATCATAAAATTGGTCGGGGTTGAAGGATTTAAACCTCCAGCAAGGGCCGCCAGTTGAGAACTCGTAAAAACTTTAGAGCGGGTCGAGATAGCGCGATGAGACCTTGCCGTTCTTATCGGTCGTTTCGCCGTACTGCCAGACCCTCTTGAACAACTCCACTTTATCACCGACCTTCAACTTCAGGTCTTTCAACGAATCCGTGACTGCAATCTTTTTCATGAGCAGCCCTCACTCTCAAAAGAAGCCTATCATGGATTTGGAATTCTGTCAAGAGCTTTCTTCAAAAATGTTTTGGGGCGGACGATGGGACTCGAACCCACTCTAGCCCGATTCACAGTCGAGCGCGTCACCTGTTTCGCCTCATCCGCCGTAGACACAAACATCTTACTACGAAAGATGGCGACTTGTCAAGAACTTTTTACAGAAGAGACTTGATGCGTGCGACCACGGCCTTCTCTTCGGCCTTGGCTTCCGCTTCCAGCTTTGCAACTTCTGCCTTGACAGCAGCCAGCTTTACGCTGACTTTGCTATGGGCCTTAACGTAAAGTTGCTTCGCTTCTTGCTCAATCTGAACGGCCTTCGCCTTAGCGCGAGCGCCGAACATGTAGCCAATATCAAGCAAGCCTGCTGCGGCTGCCACAACTGCGAGTGCTACGAACATTGTTATCCCCTTTGCACGTTTTCTCGACGTGTGTATCGATCCGTTTGTAGATTTGAAATCGGCGTCAGTGTTTGTCCGTTGAGACTCACATATTCTACGCCGTCTTCGCCTCGGAAAATTGGTAAGTGTCGCTGCGATCCAAATCCTGGCTTCGCGTGTCCGCCCATAACCAGAATCAAGTCATCGCTGGTTAGTTGGTAGACCATTATTTGCCTTCTTAGCGTCGGCCTTCAGTACGGCCTCGGTAATTTCGTCTATCGGATCGAGGACTTCGAGATTCGATCCATCAACAAACTTGATCCACGTTCCCCCGGTCGACGATTGGAAACGAATGATCGTGTCGGTGTTGACTATGCTCTCGACGGGTTGATCACCGTCTTTCATGCCGACCGTCACCTTCATCCAGGGCACGGCTTACTCCTTGACTTTCGCCACCGCCGTTACAACAAGCGACTCATCGCTCTTGTTCGGAATCACATTGCGGTGCTTCGGATATTCGCCGCCATCACTCGTGTTCTGTTTCTGAGCGCAACGAACGGCTGCGCCTTCATCACATTTCGCTTCACGCACGGCTTCAGCCTTCGGGAGGTTGCCGCTGCGAAGCGTGGCCGTCTCGCCTGCGCTCTTGCCTCCGCGAGTGCCTTCACTTGCAGCGTCAAACGCTTTCATGTCCTTCTTCAAGGACGCATCGGGGTTGTTCGCTTTCGCCATAATTAACTCGCTTATTCGCTCTCTCCAATTTCCCAAGACAAAAACGGAACGAATCCGCTTCCAGCCGTAGATACAATCACTAGAGCCACTTGATCGCCGTTGTTAACGGCAACAGAAGAAGTGTTGACATACCCTTCTTGTCCGCCAGCCCCGATGTTAATGTATCCCAAAATCCCCGAGGTGGTTAAATTCTTTACGTAAACTTTGAGATTGCCAGTGATGTTGCTATCTAGCGGAGACGTTAGACGAACAAGAAGATGCCCGCCGACACTAGTCACATCATAAAGAACCAAAGGTGTATCCAAACCGGAACCAATCAACGGCACATGTACTTCTGTCGTATCAACGAAAAGATTTTTAACGTACCCGAAGAAAGCTGAACCAGACGCCAACCCTAGTGACTCTGCGGAATAAGTTGTGCTCGTCTTATCTCCTTGAATCTTTGATGATACTCATGCATCAATTGCAATCTGTCGTTTGAAGAAAGAAGCACTGGGGGTGGTGCTATCGGGCCAGAATACGAGCCACGTCTAGCATACAAATGGGACGTTATAAAATCTTCCCTGATGTTGTGCGGCTCCCCAACCGAGTCATACCTTTCGTCTAAATCTGGAGATAAACCCTTGTAAATCAAATTGGCTCCGACCCAACGATCTTCATCCCAAGGTCTTGGCGTACGGGCGTCTTCTACGTCGTCTTGTAATTGACCCATCGCTTTCCTGCTGAGCCAATAACCGCTGCCGCCGTACGGGCCGATGTCTTTGCTACCGTAACCACCAAGCCAATTATGCTTTTCAAATCCAGATTCTAGAAGGCTGCAAACTCGAACAAATGTGTCTACGTCGCACTTGAACAAATAATCGAAGCCTTTGTCGAGAGCGTACTTTATCATACGCCTTGTTTTTCCAGTTCCGTTTTCGTCGGCCACTTCTGTGTTGATGAATTCGTTAGAATATTCTTTGCGGCCAGCGCCAACGAAAAATCTGAAAGTGGCTACGTGCCCCGCATGTTCCCAGTTGTCTACGTTGTTTGGCACCCACATCTGAAGGACGCTGTCGTGCGCCCATCTGTCTTTTTCACAAGCCAAGATGCCAACAAGAACTCTCATTACAGTTTCTTCGATTTCTCCAGTCGGCCTTTCAGGTCGGATGGATCAGCGCCGTTTTTCAAACTCTTCTGTTGTCGCTTGTCGAACGAGTACGTGTGCTCGTGCGTGTCGGTCTTGAACGTGATGTGCTCGCGGCCATCCTTCACTTCGCGATGGACAATGTTTTTAAGACTCACTTATTTTTTCCTACGATTAGTTTTCTCAACCACGACGGAATTAGTGAGGGGGACTTAATCCCCCTCGGATGTTTCTTTTTTACAACTCTTAATGTCAGGGCTTTGCTAGCCTGCATTAAGCACCAGAATCTTGAACGTGAACCGTGAAATTGAACGGCCCCGACGCTGTCGGAATACCTTGCAAAGTACCGTTCTGAGATAACGACAAACCCGCTGGCAACGCGCCAGAAGCCAAAGACCAGAAGTACGGTGCCGTTCCACCAGTTGCTTGAAGCTGCTGAGAGTAAGCAGAAAATTCAACGGCATCCGGTAAGGACGTGGTTGTAATCTGCAATACGGGCACAGCAGCAACATTAAGACTAAGGGCCTGAGAAGCGACTTGGGACATAAGTTTCTCCTAGACACAGATTAAGTTGTAGTACTGCTTACAAAATTTATGGACTCGATCCGCTTACAGTTTGTAAGTCGTCGATCCGTCGACCGTGATCGTGTTCACGAACAAAACGTTAGTGATGTCGGAACCCGCCTGCCTAGAAATGTTTCCGTTGGCAAGCACGGCCTTGATTTAATACGTACCAGCGGCGAGTCCGCTTAGAGAAAAGTTTCCGCTCGCTACCACGTCGGACGTTATGACACCAGCGGGAACGTTGTTCAGCAACTTGATGGCACTGACAATCGCACCGTTGTTCGCTGCGCCCAAACTTCCTGTGACTGTCGATGCCATGAAATCTCCTCGCCTTAGTTCGGCGCTCCGTTGAACAACTTGTCCAGTAGGAAAAACTGGGTATCGTTGATGATCGCGTATTCGTTGGTTCCTGGTTGAAGACCTAGCGCCTCAACGTTCGCTGCGATCCTTTTGTTAAACTCTTCGTTCGTGTAAAGCAGTCCCTTCTCGGGAGCGCTCCAGTCCACAGGCATGTAATAAAATGGCACGGATCACCAGCCTGCTGCTTCACCTGCGGAGCGACCCAACTCTTCAGCCACTTTCATGACGCACTCATCAATGGCTTCGCAATTCGCGAACTCAGAAAAGCTGGCGTACTCGTAATAGTTCTTAACGACAGGACTGCATTCGACGAGCGGGGTTCCATGAATGTCACACCACTCTTCAGCGGTGCCTATTAGTGGCTTTGAGCCACGCGTACAACTGCACACCGCTTCGACGGCCCTGGGGGCGACCGCCACTGCGGCGGAAACTCCAATACCAAGCCACTTTAGAAATGATCGGCGATTCACGATCCACTCGTTACATTATTTTGGACGACACTCTCGCGATTCTTCCGCGCTTCGAACTGGTCAATCTCAACTTGAGACACCCGAGTCGCTCTCTCGCCGAGCGGTACAAGAGCCAAGGTAGGCCCAGAACGATCAGCAACAACGCGATAAGCTTTAGAGACGTACGGGTGCGCATCGGCTGAATCAGATACTGTCGGGCCAAAAGTCTTCGCAATCACAACAATCGTGTCGCCGTCTTCGATAAAAATCGGATCAGGAACCATTTGTAGACACCTATTCTTTGATTCACCACGAGACTACTGTCTCATTTTGAGACGTGACGTGTCCCACCCGTCTCAGATTGAGATGAGCCACGTTGAGGTCGTCTCACAATGAGACGCCCCTGGGGCGAGTACGACTGGCCTGTGTCGAGAAATCCCTGTTTCTCATCTCATTTTGAGACGAGGCATTTGCGAGTTTGCGTTGGTATCGACAGGGAGGTCGCAGTACTGCCAGGAGGGTTGTAGCCCTCCACTAAAACAGATGAAGCATGGCACCGATTTTAAATAGTTGATAACAGGGGACTTCTGGCGTGACGGTCACTGTTAGGGAAAGGTGCGGGTGAGCCACGTCGACGTCGGCCTGAGCCTCAAGGCGTCGGGGGCGGGTACGACCCGCCACCCCCCGGCCCCATTGAACTTTGGCGACCGAATTGCTAGGGGAGCAACTGAACGACCAAAGGCTAACTCCTTTGTTTTCAACAGCAATTGCTTCGCCCAAGGTTCGCCTCGTTGCGTTGCGCGACCTCAGCGCGGATCGGTTGCTGCCTGCGTTGCGCGTTGCAGAATACGATTGCGAAGCTTAACTCACGCCGAATCAACAACTTGCGCGGGTTTGCGAAGCGCTGGAGAACTAATTATTCTCCATCGTAGAACAAAAAGCGAAAATTATTGCGTGATTTTGTGTAATTATTGCACTCGCGCACCTCTCGCCTGGATGACCCGTTGCCTTGTTTCCAATTCACGAAACTTATATACCCTTTATTTTGTTGGAGTTACGTGCTTGTCTCACTATTTGTCGCGTCCTGACGTGACGTCTCAAGTCGACTAGTCTGTGTCTCAAGCTCGTAAGACGTCTCAAATCTCATCGTCTCAATCTGATACGCTCGCTTTTCGGCTGTCTCAGGATCGCTAGTGTGACACTGTGTCAATCTTGACACCACCAAAACTTTGGTGCAGAGAATAAATAGCGAACACCAAACAATTGGTGACACTTCGTTTTAGTAGCGATTGACGGTGATTGTCGGTGGTCGCGGTGATGAACGAGACGTACTACACGCAGAGTCTTTAATTGTTCGTTTTGTCCTATTTCTGTATGTCCAACTTATGTTTTATCTTGTAACTATATGATAATAAAAGAGTTATTAAATATGCTCAGATTATGGTTAACTTGGCGTGCGCTCGTGTTGGCTGTTTTCTCTGTGTAGTACTCCTCGTTCGTCACCGTGTTCACCGCGAATCACCGACAATAACGTCAAAAAACTCTTGACTTCTTCAGGTGTTTGTGATAGGCTCCCAGGCTGGAGGACAGCACAGTGACAAAGTTTAGCGAGACGAGGCAGCCCGAGCGCCGCCACGGTATTTATACGACGTGTCGTAAAGGTCACTCGATGGCCGAAGGTAACCCGAACGTGCGCGTTCGCGGTGATGGACAACGTGTGTGTCGTGTTTGTGAGTCGGATCGCCGTAGGCAGATATACCACGAGCAGAAGAAAATCAGGGCAGGCGTGCTCAAGCCATTCACTTTGGAGAATCCTTATTACGACGTGGAAGTCTACGAGCATACCTCGGTTGACATATTGAAAAGCTTTTACGACTGGCAAGGCAAGGTGCTAGTCAATGCCAAAGAGAAGCCGACAGGGGAATGGAAATCCCCGAATGGAGAGGTGATTAAGGCAGCCACTGTGGTTGAGATGTTAGAGCGCGAGATGCCGATTCTGGCTCAGCACATCTTAGAAAGGATGAAAGCCTGATGGCCGACTTCTACCACGATTACGAAAAGCTTGAGGACTTTGTCCGCGACGGCCGCAGGGTGGGTGAAAGAATTAGACGCTCGCCTTACGCCTACCTTCCCAGTGTCGGCGACCCGGCCAACACAGGAGACCATCGCCAAGAAGCTGTCAGGTTATGATGACGCGACGTGGTCTCGACTGAAAGAAGACCGCAAGCGTACGTATCGACGCGCTGCCGATTCGCTCATCATTCAGTGGTCTGAATTCGTGGCGCTGTTCTCATGAGCAACCTACACCCATTGGCTGGATTGTGTACGGAAGTTTTGAGTCGCTCGTAGTTTCTTCTTGACATTCAATTCGAGATTTGTCACACTACGCACAAGGAGACAAAAATGAAAACCACAATTCACACGATGTTTAGCACTGAACACGATGAACAATGGAAGAACGAAGTAGCCGACGATTTAAACACTCTGCTCGGTCGCGCCATTTACTTTAGCGAGACTAGCAATGACGAATCAGACCAAGCCGCAGAGAAGGCCACTTTGCGCATCGTCGAACGCGTGGCAAACTTCGAAGAGATTGAAGAGGTGCAATAAAGGGAAGCCTAAAGTACTAGGCCATTCGTACCATTGACTTCTAAACTCGCTGGAGTATGATGGTGGCAGGAGAAAACACCATGACCGAGCGACTCAATCAGATTCTCTCACAGTGGCACGAAGCGCACCGTCAAGACTTCGTACGTCGCGGATACACCAACCTCATGGCTACGTTCGACACCCAGGAACAGAAGCACACGCATGAAGGCGCGAAGTACATCCGCTTAGACGTCGGCGGATCAGGAGCATGGATGGTGGAAATTTCAACAGGCATCATCTATGGCATCAAGGGCTATGGCACGCCAGACAAAAAGAAAATCGCTGGCGACGTAAACGACCCCGAGTTCGATGGCTCTGTTCTGTTTCGCGACCGCTTTCGTCACGGTCGATTCGACAACCGGAGGACAGCATGAAATTTCGCGACTTGAAAGTAGGCGACACGTTCGACTGGCTCAACGACGCCAAGCCCATGTACAACAGTTTTTATCTGCGCTGCACCAAGATGTCGGCGCGAGGGTATGAGGACGAGCGCGGGACACAGCACAAAGTCGGCTCAGTCAACGCCGAAGTTTTTCACGTCGAGCCAAAGAAGACGTATTGCCACGTATGTCAAGGGTCACAAACGGCTCAGTGTCCTGATGTCAAGGCGGCGCAATGACCAAAGCCACACACCTCGGCACCTGTCAGGTCTGCTCATGGGAAGTGCGCGACGATACCCGCACGTTTGGATTCAGAAGGTAGTACATTCGTACCATTGACTTCGGTACTCAGAAGCGTATGATGGTATCACGCAAGCCCAAAGGGCGAGCGAGGAGATAAAAAATGAGTCACAAAATTGGCACCATGCGGGAGTTCAACACGAAAAACTTCAAGGTCGTCTGCGACGCGCTTGAGGAGAACGACCTAGACTTGTCTTTTGACGAAGACGGCAGCACGCTTAAAGGACTGCAATCCGGCGAGCTAATGGCGTTTGTGGCTCGTGTGCGCGTTTTCTTTCAAGGCCACGAAGTAGGCACCGATTACTTGGGAGGCTGCATATACAAATCGCTTGAAGACTTCATGAATCACCGCGAGTGTGGTGTACAGAATGCCAAGTACGCGCGTCGCGAGAAGCGCCAGAAGCTGACTCCTGGTAGTCTCGGTCGCTGTGGCTCTTATTTTCACGATATGATTCGTGAGGCTATCGGCGAGGCACGGAAGAATATGCTCGCGTATCAGACAATTCGAGTTCGCAACACGGAGGCGCAATCGTGAGGATTGAATACCGTACAGTTGACACGAGCACTCTCAAGGGACTCAAGCAAGCCGAGCGGCTGCAAGCACGCGGCTGGATAATTGGCCGCGTCGGTCTGTTTCTTATTCAGTTCTACCGGAGGGCGGTACGCTAAATGTTACGAATGCGGGTCACGATTAAGAAGGAAGACAGAAGATGGATAGGCACGTATAAACTGCCCACAGGCTTGCGGGTATTGGTAATATCGTACGCACACTTCGATATTTTTTGCGAATGGCTACAAACGTGTTGGAAACAGGACGTGACGCGCATGCGTCAAGAAGGCTGGAGAATATGCTCTTAATTCCGATGGACAGCCCGGACTCGATACCTTGTATCGTGCAGTGCCTCGCGTGCGGATCGCGCAAGAATTCCGGGCTGATGTATGCCGACATCGAAGGCACACCATACAAGGCGTTTTATTGTAGCGATACGGCGACCTGCGTCCCTGATAAGTTCTTTTCAATGAAGGAAGGAGGAAAACCATAATGCAAATAGGAATGGCAGTCAATATACCGAAGACCGAAGAGGAGCGCCAGAATTTGTGTAAGCTGATTATGCTTCTCGACGAGGCAGCGCTTCACGCCGTGAAAGCTGGACTGTACGTGCAGGGTTACCTGGGCAGCGAATTTTTTGGTGCAATCGCGAATCAGCTTATGGGAACATGGAGACGCGGGTTGTGACCCTCGCCTTGCCAACGCGTTTTCGACGTGCAGGATTCAGGGACGATAACGAGCGTTTGCGCGTCCAAGCTTTGAACGGAGGCCCCCAGGAAAAACTTTGGTGCCTTCGATGCTGCACACGCAAGGCAGAACGTAGGACGCGCTGCGATGCGTGCCGAGCTAGTCGAGAAGCACAGAACAAAGGGAGGAAGCGGTAATGTGGCCGTTTAATAAAATTCTGGATTGGATTGATAGGTATTTTGAACTTCAGGCAAGCCGTCGCGTCGAAGAGGAAGAGAAGCGTTTTCAACAAAACCTTGAGAACTTGTGGCAAAAGCCCGAAGACGAAAAAATTGAAAAAAGTGCTTGACAAGGTTTTGTGTTTCATGTAAGCTGAATTTGTAAATTGGTTTTGGTGAGTGGCTCAGGAGTGTTAGGGAGCCATTCAAACTGGCCCCCCGTAGTTTAGCGGTTTAGAACGTCCGTACGTGATGCGGTGAAGCTTCTAGGTCTTCACCAAAGTGCCCTAGACACTTGCAAACACTACGCGGAAGACCTAGGTTCGAATCCTGGCGGGGGGAGCATAACACTGAGAACGAGGCGACTCATCCGCGCCTACCTCGGGCTACTCACCAAAACCGATTTTCCGGCAAGCGCTCACACTCGATGTGAGTTCGTCGGAAGTAGTAGAGAACCACGGCGACTGAGCGCAGAGGCATGTCACCCGAGAAAACGTTACCCGTGACGCAAAAGGCAGAAATGCACAGTCGTCACAATGGGAACACGGGCTGTGAGCCAGCGTGAATCAGGGCAAAGGGTTCGACCGAGCCGTTATCACTGCCTTAGAAACGACCTGCGAAGGTGAAGGGGAGCTAGGTGGCCTACTCGAAAGGTAGGCAGCATGACTGAAGGCCCAGGACGCAAAAATCCACACCCCAGGCAGTATTTGCCCAGGCGGCAGGAGGCTCGACAAAATTTAGAAATGCAAAGGATACCAATGGATAGAATCGACAAAATGATTCAGGTGATTACCAGTACTAAACCTGAAATGTGGCCGACCGTAGATGAGTTACCCGAGGCTGATGTTTCAGACCTAGTACGAACGTTTGAAGCGATGACAGAGCTAGAGTCCTAGTACTTTTTTGTTGTTGACACTGGCGAGGATAAGCGTAGACTAAGGGCATGGAAAACACCTACCAAGTTCCCGAGCAGAATCTCGATAAGCTACGGGTGCAAATGGACAGGCTGACGCGCCGCTGCAATCGCGCCAAAATTGCCGCGCCTGTGATGACGGTTGGTGAGTACCGCGAGGAAACGCATAGCAAGCTGAATGAGTTCGACGAATATGTCAAAGTGGTGCGCCGCATCTACTCTGTGACTCTCCGGTCTGAAGGTCGCCCCAAGATCAACGGGTATGAGTTTGCCGCTGTGCTGTCGCCTGCGTTCGATGAAAACGGTAATCTCTTGGGCAATGTCATGCGTCAAGTTCCTGGATTCGAGGGCAGTATTCCTGAGCACTTCCGCAACGCAGACAATTACTGTGACCACTGCAAGACGCACCGTCGCCGTCTTGAAACGTTCGTGATTGCGAACGAAAATGGTTTTCGCCAAATCGGTCGCAACTGTCTCGCGTATTATCTGGGACTGACGAATCCCGAGACTCTCGCAGAACTAGCACAGATTTTGATCGACGCGGATGATTTGATGGGGATGGCAGAGGATGAAGGTTTTGGCGGTGGCGGCTCTTCTGCGCTGGATCGCTACTTGATGTCTGAAGTGCTCGAAATCGGCGCATCTGCTATCCGTCAATATGGCTGGCTGTCTGGGAAGTCGGCGCGTGAGTTCGACAAAACTTCGACGGCGCAGCGCACACGAGATTGGATGTTTGGTGGCCCCAAGACTCGCGAAAATTTCGAACATAAGCTGACGGTGAGCGAAGAGGATAAAGCCCTAGTCGCCGAGACGATGGAATGGCTGGGCACAATCGACGCGAACACGACAGACGACTACTTGTACAACCTGTCTCTTCTGTCTCGCACAACGGCTATTCGTTCTAAGGAATTCGGATACGCGGTCTCCGCAATCAGTGCTTATTCCCGAGAGAAAGAACGCACTATTCGCCGCAATGCCCGGATCGAGTCTGACAAGAATTCTGAGTTCGTCGGCGTGGTTGGCGAGCGCATGATTTTCGAGAATGTACTCGTGGTCTACACCAACACGTACGAATCAGATTTTGGCGTGACACACTTTTACAAAATGAAGCAAGGCAACAACGTTCTGGCCTACTTCGCATCGAACGATATGGGCTGGGAACAAGGCCAGACGGTGGCACCGTTCAAAGCTTCCGTAAAGCGACATGAAGTTCGCGACGAAGTCAAGCAGACCATGATTACTCGCGCGACGGTGCAACCAACGGCGGAAGAAGTAGCCGCCAAGAAGGTCGCACAAAAAGAAGCGGTGGATTTGAAAAAGTTTCTCAAGACAGTAGCCTGGGGCTAAAATTTTTCAAGGAGAAAACATGGACAAACTTTTTACACTAAAGATCACCAAGCAGGAACGCGATGAATTGCTTCTCGCCGTAGAAGCTGCGGCGGAAGAATACAGGAGTGTCGCTAATCAAGTTGCCTCGCGGTATCTTGCCAAGGCTTTTGAAAATGACGCCGTGGGATTTGATCGTCTCGCGTACGCTTTGAAGAACCTTGCCAACCGTCAAGAGGTTAACGAAATTGTTGCCGTGGGATTTGATCGTCTCGCGTACGCTTTGAAGAACCGTGCCAACCGCCGAGAGGTTAACGAAATTGTTGCCCGCGAATTGGCGACGGGAAATAAAATCAACGCCATAAAAGCCGTGCGGCTACGGCGATGGGTTTAAAGGAGTCTAAGGATTACGTTGACAACTTCACGACTTCGCCGGATTACGGGCAGGGGATTATTTAAATGCGGATGGTTCTCATATCGTGGCGCGAAGCTATCAAGCGCTTTCGTGTTCTGCGATGTCGAGGATGCAGCGCAGAGGACAACGGGAGCGACTGGTTTATCGAAAAAGATAGCACGCCACTAAATGGCCCTTATTGTCCTGAGTGTGCTGTCAGGATTGTAGGAGCGAAGGACGCTACACGTAGTACGAATCAGTTTTACGCTGACACACGAGGAGAGGTGATTTTATGAAAATTCGCGTACCCGGATTAACGCAAAAACAAATCAAAGGGATCGTTCGACTGACAATTTGTTCCTATGCTGTGCTGTTTGGCTTTTCAGGCTGGGCTATTTGGTATTTGAAACCCGCCTCGGCGCAAGAGGCTCACGTAGGCGAGCAGGTTGTTTTCAAGCTTGACCATCGTGATTCTGTTGGTCGTTACGTGATGGAGGCTCAGGACGTACGCATCGCTTATACAATTGAGCCGATAGAGGGTAGTCATCCCGCGCCTCTGTCTGACGATGCTCTCGTGTTGTGCAGACCGTACAACGAAGGTCCTAAGCTGTACCTACGCTGTGGCATGGATCGTTATGGTGTGCGCAATGTAGGTCTTATTCCTAGGAAGCACAAGAAAGAGGGGAACGAGGAATGAAGACTTTAATCACGGTCGCAGCATTTCTAGGGCTTGTTATAGGCTTATTTGGCCTGTTTCTGTGCGTCATAGCCAGCCAGTCTGACCGACGCGCCCCAAAGCCCCCGGAGAGAAAGTACTAGGCCATTCGTACTATTGCATTCTCTTAGGATAGGCGTATACTCATGAATAGGAGGCACCACCAAATGAGCAACGCAGCTATCGCCAAAACAATGATTTTCTAAAGTCGTGTGGTATCGCGCCTGTGACTTTTGAAGGTGGCCGGATCGTGCCGTGGAAAGGAATGTCATGTCAGAAGACCTAGGTCCCTACGGGGAAGATGTGTGTTTCTTTTGCAAGAAAAGGCCAGACGAAGATCACCCCGAGCGCATCGCGGGGTATCAGAAGCCTGACAAGAATGGCGTGCTGCGCGACGCATGTCAAGAATGTGTTAAGGAGAATTGACAAATGTACGAACGACTAGACTTCAGTAACACAAGTGGGCACGCGACGGCGTTTTACAAATCGCCTGCGGGGAATGAGTGTGCATACGATCCAGCCGATGACGGACCAGAGGTGGAGATTATTCGCAACATCCGCGCTATGTATGGTTGGGGCTTCATTAACTATTTGTCGCGCGAGACGTACTAGAACCTTGGCGCGAGACAAATTTTGGTTCAGAGAATTTCGTTTGAGTGGCCGCGTGAGCATTCGACAAAACAGATTTTACGATGGGGGTACGCCGGGATAAAAATCGTGCCATAGTTTTCCTGTTTTAGTGACATGGAGAACGATAAAGCACGCGCCAAGCGTTTGATGGATGGCTTTAAGCTGACCATCGAAAAATGGGAAACTGTCAACACGTATCAACGCGGCGTTTGCGCGTTGTGCGGTCGACCGTGCCATACAGGTAAGCGCTTAGCTACCGATCACTCTCACTTAGACGGGCTGTTCCGAGGACTTCTTTGTTCGCAGTGTAACCCGATCCTAGGCAAGCTAGAAAATGCCTGGGTTCGCCTAGGCATGCACAGGCAAGAGTCTGTGTCCTTCGTTGAATTCGTTCGCAATCTCCTGGCCTACGTGCAGACGCCCCCGGCGACGACCGCTCTCGGTTACGCCCACTACGGCTATCCCGGCAAGGTCAACACCAAGAAGCACCGTCTCATGTTGAGACGAATAGAGAAAGAAAAGCGAAAGAAAATTCGTGCCATACAATAGCTGTTTTAGTGGAAGGTAGCAAACCAAAAATGAGCACAGACACACAGGTTCAAAACGTCGTAACCAGGGACATTGACTGGGCCAGACACCACCTCTTCCTTTTGCTAGCTGTTGGCGTATTGGTAATAGGTTCGATCTATGGTATAGAGAGCATTCTTGCACGCAGAGCACACGATCAACACGTCGAAGACATGGCGCTATTGGCTCAGATGCAAAAAGCGAATGAGCAAACACAGGCCACGACACAGAAGCAGATCGACACGCTCACACAGCAAAACGCGAATCTCCAAACGCAACTGACAGGCCTAAGTGCGTCCATCGTGGCTCGTGATGCACAGCTATTTAAAGATCGTCAGGACATCAAGACTCTCCCGCCATCTCAGTTAGCCACTAAGTGGGGAGCAGCAGCAAACGAGGCCGCGCCGACAATCAGCACGAACGGCGATTTCGATGTGCCGCTGCCGCTCGCACAAAAGTCGGTTGACGCACTCATACAAGTTCCGGTGTTGTCGAAGGACAATACAGATTTGAAAGCCTCACTCACTGCGGAGATGCAAATCGCTACGAACAATCAAACGAAGTTCGAGGATGAGAAAAAGGCCCACACGTCTGATAATGACACCTGTAAGCAAACAATCGTAACGAAAGACGCCGAGATCAAAGACGTGAAAGCACAAGCAAGGAAGCGCAATATCCTTATCGCGATCATCAGTGCTGTCATTGGCTACGGCTTACATCGATAAACAGAGGGAATATGAGCAACGTACCGAAGGCCGATAGGCTGACCGTGGACGAAGTGTCTGCGGTATTCAACAGTAACAAAGGCAACATTAGAAAGACGGCGAAGGAACTGGGCATCAGTCGTTCCTCTGTGCGCCGCAAGCTGGCGAACACAGGGCTGATGGGCAAGCCATTATCAGGCGGAACGATCCTAGGAACTGAAACCGAAAAGCTGCCTCTGCCTCCAAGCGGCGAGGTGTACCGCTACATCCTGTCGTCTGCGCAGAACAACACCAAAGTGCACGACGAAGTGTGGGCCAACCTGAAGGCCTTGGCGAAGTATTACAACGCACGAATCTTGATTGGCACGTACACTTATAACCAGAACGCGTACGGCCAACTGAGTGTCAAGCGCGGCAAACATAAGCCTACCGGAAGACTGCTTTGGTATGATCCAAATGTATCTCCGTATTTTGCGGATAGGCGAATCGAGCTAGCTAATGGCCTCGTGTGGTGCGGCGAGATGAACACGCTGCCCACAGCGGTGAACCCGCTAGCGGGCTTCGAGGCGTACTCGGGACGCAAGTCTGCTATTTTCCCTCACGCGAAGCTGGCAATGCGCAGCCTGCCGACGATGCAAGGCGAAGGTGTGAAGCTGAGCTACACCACAGGCACGGTGACGCAGAAGAACTACATTCAAAAACGCGAAGGACTCAAGGCCGAGTTTCACCACATCTATGGTGGTTTGCTTGTCGAGGTGAACAGCGATGGTAACTGGTTCGTTCGACAGTTGAACTACGACCAGGGTACCGACACGATTCAGGATTTGAATATTCTCGCGCAAGGCGGAAATATTGTAAGCAAGAACGAATCGGTCGAGGCTATCACGTATGGCGACCTTCACGGCACGTTCGCAGATGAAGAGGCTGTTCGTTTATCTTTGAACATGCTGGATTCACTTCGTCCTCGTGTTCAGTTTTTGCATGATGTTATGGAAGGCGCGGCGGTTAATCCGCATCAGCGCCGATACCAAACGAATCACGAGAAGTTTCACACTTGGCTTCGCGGTTATCACAAACTGGACAATGAATTAGTCGACACTGCGAAAATCATGGCTGCTTTTGATCGCCCAGACGTTAAGACCGTGATCGTCGACTCGAACCACGATGACGTGTGGTTGAAGCGCTGGCTCCGCGAGTATGACTATCGAAAAGACCCGCCCAATACTGAGGTCTTTTTGAAGCTGCAAGCGTATCTGTACGGGCAGATTCGCAACGGCGTAACCGATGAACAGTCGCGTGCTCGCACTGCGAATCCAAAAATGGTGCGAGACATTAACGTTCTCGAATATGCTTTGCGAGAAGTCGGCGGATATAAGGCTCCGGCGAAGTTTTTGATTGCCGACGAATCTTACAAGATCGCTGGTGGTAAGATCGAATGCGGCATGCACGGACATCTGGGGCCATCGGGTCGATTCGGAACGCCTGAGAACCTATCGAAAATGGCTCGCCGCGCTAATACGGCGCACACTCATAGCGCTGGGATATACGACGGGCTGTACGTGGCCGGAACCTTGGCAAAGTGCCGTTGGGACTACATGAAGGGGCCGAATTCTCAAAGTCACAGCAACATTCTGACGTACAAGAACGGGAAGCGTGCGATCATCACGCAATACGCGGGGAAGTGGAAGGCATAAGTGGGCCATTTGTTTGACAAACCAATCGTCCCGAAAGACGAGCAACCCCAGGAGCCACAGGCAAATCAGCCTAAGCGCGGCACTCAGGAATGGGCGCGAGCGAAGCTGGCCGAGATTTACAAGCGTATCGACACAGCTGGATCGAATTTCGTGAGCATCGGTTTTCGGGAGAAGCTACGCAACGAAGTGCGTGAGATGGCGTGGGATCAAGTTGGGGTTCTGACCATCGAAAAGTACGTCGTAAACAAAATCAGGGAACACGAACTAGGGAGTATTCGATGAAGCAGAAAAAAGTCACAGTTCACTACAAGATCGAAGGTCTTTACGAGGCCCAGATTCCCGCAGACTCTTTAGAAGAGGGGCTACAAAAGGCAAAGCAGATGTCGAAATCGCAGCTTGATGAGGCTCCAAGGCGACGTACTGGATGAAGAAATTCGCATAACGGGAGTGTTTGAATGACACTGGTCATTGGGTTTGGAAATAAAGCGAGGCACGGGAAAGACACCGCAGGCGAGGCGGTTCGGGATTACTACGAAAGGCACGCGAAGCTGTTTCACAAGCACGGGCAGATCGGCTCCAAGATCATTAACGCCAAAATCTACAAGTGGGCCGACGCGTTGTACGCCGAGGCTAATGGCGCAATAGCGGAAGCTGGCGGAATAGACGCACTTCGTGAAAAAGGCGCGGTGTTCGTCGATGGTATTCCATTCGGGCTTCCTAAATGGGTGTTAGAAGCCCCGACGCTTCCGAAGAGCGGTGCTGCCCCGTACGGTAAATGGGGCGCATTACTTCAGTGGTGGGGCACTGACCTTCGTCGCGTATGTTTTGGCGAGAACTATTGGGTAGATAAAACCGTCGCGCAAATCAAAAAAGAAAACCCCGACGTGGCCTTGATCACCGACACGCGCTTCCCGAACGAGGCTCAAGCAGTTAAGGACTTGGGCGGGTACACCTTCAACGTTACGCGGTTGAACGCGGACGGTTCACTTTTTGTCGCGCCGGATCGCCCAGCGAATCACATATCCGAAACAGCGTTGGACAGTTGGGCGTGGGATTTGAAGATCGTTAACTCGGACGGGCACGCGGCGTTGACTGGAGAGCTAGCGATCACGTACGTTGAATATTTGAGAGGCTTACATGGCATTTGAACAAGAACGGCAGGCTGTTCGTCTCAATCTATATCGAGACATTGAAAAAGAACTTGAATACTCTCGTGAGAAGTGGGGCACCGAGTTCGATTCTAAAAACACACTAAACGATTGGGTCGCCTACATCGTCATGTATGCTGGCGATGCGGCCAAGATGAAAACGCCGCCAAGCGAAGCAGAACAGAAATTAATCAAGGTCGCGGGTCTCGCTATCTCGGCCTTGGAGAACCTCAGAGCAAACGGCCAATTTGCACCGCGCCATTATGAGGAGAAAGTAGCGAAGGGATAAAATGAGTCAAGCTACGATTCAGACGTTCACTGGCAAGATGTTCGATATTCTCAGTCCGATAATGGATATGATTTGTATTGAGGATATCGCACACGCAGGAAGTCAGATGAATCGATTCACGGGACATTGCAAATTTCCGTACCCTGTGACGCAGCACGAGTATCTGGGTAGCTTTATTCGTCCAGAAGACTGCACTTGCGCCAGCGATAGAGAACACGCGCTTAAATTTTTATTGCACGACGCCAGTGAAAGTTATATAAGCGACGTCAATCGTCCTTTGAAGCACTTCACACCCGTTGGTTTAGAGTATCGAAAAGTTGAGAAGGTGATTCAGGATTTGATTTACGTTAAATACGGACTCGATCCGCATGAGCCACCTTGTATCAAAGCGGTCGATAACTGGATGCTATACGCGGAAAAGGCACAATTGATGCCGACAAAAGAATTCACGTTCAAGTGGTCTGACGACGAGAAAGCTGCCGACGTGATTATCACGGAGAGGACGTTCCATCAGAACAAACTCCTCTATCTCTCACGATTCAACAAATTGTGTAGGCCACAAGATGTTTTTGATTGGTCTATCTAATACAGGAGCATAAAGAATGATCACGAATATCATCACTCAGGTGGTAGGACAGGAAAGACCTTCGGCTGCTACGTCAATCGTTAAATGTGACCGCCCCGGCTGCACAAACGAAGCGAGTTACAATGCTATGGACAAAGTCGCCGTCGAGGAAATCAAGAAGAACAATCTTTGGTTGGCGAGTATTCGATTTGTCAAGACCCAAGATGGCCGCGAGTTTTTATACTGCGGCGACATCTGCGAGATCGAACAGATCAAGAGTGGCGTTCATAACCCTCCCGAGCAGAAGCGCATCATCGATAACGCAACGCCAGCGGCAGTGAAGGCAGCGGCAGCAGCGGCAGACGCGGCGCGTCAATCGGATGCCAATTTGAAAACAGGCACGGGCGGCCCGGTTCTCGTCCAGGGATAAAGTCATGCCGGGATACCGCGTCAGCATTGTAGGCCACATCGATCTTTGGAGGATGCCGCCAGACGGAAGTCTTCCTAAAGAAATCGTACAAGTGTTCAATGTCGACGCGGATTCCGATGCCCAACTAAACAGTTTCATCGATGACCGGATGGCGGATATTGCAGGCTCTGGTGCCATGAAAGCCTATCGCGACCCGAACAAACGACAAATCGGAAAACTCGATCAGTGGATCACGGTGCCATTGCACATGATCACTCACTTGTCGTATCGAGTGCAACTTCTCGCAGGCGAGGTTCCTGTGTACAGTGAAGCCGAAGGCAAATCGATTGTGCCGAGCGGAAAGGATGTAACAATTCAATGATTTTAGCGTCCTTCGATTTTGAATCGACCGGAACTAACCCGAACGAAGATCGTATTCGCGAAGTCGGGTTGGCGCTGTATTCAACAGGACGCGAACGAATTCTTGAGCAAACCAGCTTCTTGGTGACCGACACCGACAAGGTGATTGAAGGCGAGGCCGCCGAGATTAGCAGGATTGATCAAGATATGGTGAATAGATTTGGGTACACTCAGACAGACGCGGTTGAGGCATGTGCCGAATATTTTAGCGCAGCCGACGCGGTGATAGGTCACAATATAACGTGGTTCGACCTTCCTCTTTTAAGGAACACCGCCAAGCGCCTCGGCCTCGCTCTGCCTGAGAAAATCGGCGTTGACACGATGACGGACATTCCCGGCGTCAAAGGGGAGGCCCTCGTCAAAATGTGTGCCAACGCGCGAGACCCCAAAACAGGTCGAGACGTAAGCTTCACTTACGACAAGCATTGCGCCCTCGATGACACCAAAGCGGTGCTTCGATTGATTCTCTGGCACGACCTTGACGGAATTATGGCGCGAGCTATATCTCCGACATTCGTTGTCTTGAGTCATCAAGCGAATAGCAAGGCCACAAACAAAGTCGCGAAGAAAGCGGGTTTCCGCTGGAATCCAGACTTTCGTGTGTGGTGGCAGGGCGTGAAAGAGTGCGACTTCGACAAGCTGAAATCCAGCGTGCCGTTCGACATCTCTATCACGAAGGATTTTCTGCTGGAGAACCTACGTGACTAAAAGAGGGCATCTGATTAAGAGGAGAAAACAAGCCCGTAAATATTACGAAGAGCACAAAGAAGAGAGAAAACTGTATAAAGCCAAATGGCGAGAAAAGAACATAGAGCACACTTCGGTTCAGGGACACTACCATAGGATTTTTGATAAGAAAAACCCTAAAAACAGAAACTACAAAGGCATGCCTTTTTTCGATGGCTGGAATCCAAAGAAGAACGGGTCTTTAAAAGCTGGTGCTGATTGGATAATAGCAAATTTAGGAAGAAGGCCAACTGGAAGTACACTACACGTTATTGATCACAAAAAAGGTTTCGTTCCTGGCAATTTAGTGTGGACATCTCCAAGAAATCAAACGTATCAACAACTGATTAAGATTTTAGGGAGACAAAAACACCGAATCAAAGGACTCGAAAGACAAGTCGAAGGACTAAAACTAAAAGTCGAAAGACTTAAAAAGGAGAAATAAATGCAAATCGCACAAGGAGCAAAATTCGAGCGCCCCGCGCCCGGAATGTATTTGGCAACGTTGGTGGACGTCGTTGATCTGCCGCAAGTGCAAACGCAATACGGCACGAAAGATCGTCTACGCTTCCACTGGGTGCTGGCTCACTTGAACGGACAGTTGTATCTCAGCAAGGAAGGCGGCAAGGCGATTGAAGCAACTCTTCAATTGAATGCCAACATGGGCGCGAAGGCCGAATTGCCAAAGCGTCTAACTCAGATTCTGGGGCAAGCACCCCCAGTCATCACCTCAACCGAGCAACTTGAAGGATTGGTTCTCGGTCGTTCCAGCATCATTGTCGTCGTTCACGCGCCGAACCCGAAGGACGTTAACGATCCATTTGCCAACGTTGACGGCATCGGCCCGATCCCTCCAGGGATGCCTGCGCCGCCTCCGGTTCCGCAAGGCTACGTGCGCTTCAAGAACCGCGCCAAGACCGTAGCAGGACCGAACGGCCAGCCTGTTCAGACATACGCGACGCCACAAGCCGCAGCAGCCGCCACATTACCTGCGGCAGCACCTGTGGCGCAGCCAACGCCGGAACAGATCGCGGCTTTCCTGGCAGCCCAAAGCAAGGCGGGTAACACCGTCAATCTTGGAGCGCCAGCAGACCCGACCCGTCCCTTCTAATTTTCCCTCGGCAGCGACACCTGCTCAAAGTGGTGTGACTGGGGAGTGAGAGAACTCCCCCTTGACTTTTTTGCCGATTCGTGGTATACACGAAGGGGAACAATGAGTTTTCGCGACATAGCGCTTCCGACAGCGGCTTTAGGTATTCCTGTCACTCCTATCAGAGCAAACTCGAAGGCCGCATTCCTTCCAGACTGGCCCACCTCTGCGACCACCGACCCACAACAAATTGAAATCTGGGATCGAATGTACGGCGACATTAACTGCGGTGCGGTAGCGAGCGGCGCATCAGACGGCATATTCTTTTTTGAAGCCGACGACCCTCGTGTGTTTGACCGCATCCAGGCCGACACGGGGCACAATCTGCTAGGTGAAGTAAAGACGTATCTCGTGCGTTCACGCATGGGGCGCGGACACGTTTACTTTCGCAACACGCCGCTCGCTCTTGAGATGGGCAATCTGCCCCAGACCTATGTGCGCGGCGGCGACTTTTCTGTCCGCGTTCGTAATCAATACGTCGTGGCTGCGGGATCGATCCATCCAGACTCTGGGCAGCCGTACGTTTGCTTGACTCCTGGCGTGGCTCCTGTGCACGCGCCGGATTGGTTTGTGCAGTGGTTGATAGACCAGCGCACCGAGAAAAAACCCGTGGTAGCCAAAGGCGGTGCTGAGCCGAGAAGCGAACGCGGTCTAGTGCCACATGGATACATTCATGGTTGGCTGGTTTCGCAAGCAGGTCGTCTGCGCGAGATGGGAATGGATATTCCTACTCTCGAACAAACACTCATTGGGTTGGTACACGCGAATTGCGAGCCGCCAATCGACGAAACAAAAGTTCGTCAAGTAGCACGTTCGTTTGAGCGCTACGAGCCGAATCCAGCCGCGTCGATGGCGCTGCAATTGAATCAGCGCCCAGATGAAAACATTGTCTCGGCTGCGGAAGACATCGAAGTTCCTGTTTTCGAAGACGCGGAGTATCCGCAGTTTCCGACTTACGTTTTCTCAAACACGTCGCTGTACGAGAATTTAGTAAAGCCTGTTTGCAAGCACAACAGCCGCATCGATTATTTCATGTGGCTGCCTGCGATGGCGACGATGTCGAACTATCTTGGCACCAAGGTTCAACTGAAAGGGCAGTTTGCGCAAAAAGCCTTGAACATGAGCCAGTATCTAGTCGTGATCGGAAAGCGCGGTTTGACAAACAAATCATCGTGCGTGGAAGACGCGATGAGCTACTTCAATTACATCGGCTGCTTGTCTCACGACGGCGGCTTGAAGACCGCAGACGGCAAGACTATCGTGTGGACACCCGGCTCTGCGGAAGGTCTGGGCATCGATATGCAGAGAACAAACTGCAAAAACGCCTTGATTTTTTACGATGAACTTTCGCAGTTGATTAAGAAGGCTGGCGTTGATGGAAGCACGTTATCGTCTCAGTTGTTGACTTTGTATGAATCGAAAAAATTTGGAAACTCGGTGAAGCACGCGAAAGAAAAGTTTTCGCTTGATCCAGGGTCGTACTGCGTAAGTTTGATCACTTGCTGTACGACTGAGACATTTCAAGACCTGTGGTCTCGACTGAACGGCAATGATACGGGCTTGAACGACCGTACTATGTTTCTTCTTGAACCCGAGGTTCTCCCTGAGCGTAGAATAAAAGAGGAAGTAAATATTTTCGAAAATGCTACGCAGACTCGACAGTTGATCGACCGCGCAATTCAGCAAGGCGTGTTCGAAGTAGAAAACTGGAACAATACGAAGCTACAAGCGTTGGTGCCTCTCGGAGATCGCTATGTTAGCCGCGCCGTTAAGTGGGCTTTGGCTATCGCCGTAGACTTGGGAATATCGATTATTGACGACGAGTGTATAGACCGTGGCTGCGATATCGTTCGTTACGAGATCAAGGTCAAGCAGTTTCTAAGAACTTACGATGCCAAGAATCGAGAAGCTGCGCTACAATTACGAATCCGACAGGCACTAGAAATGAAGAAAGGTGAACTGCTTGAACGTGAGTTGAAGCGCGTGTGCCACGCTGATCGCGAGGGCACAACGGCTTGGAGTCAGGCGTTTTACGGGTTGCAGAAAGCGGGTATCGTTCGAGTGCTAGGCACGGGCGGCAGAACAGACCCGCGCAGAGTACAGATTTTGATCAGAATGGAATCGGATGACTCAAGTTCTTAAAACGGACTTCGAAACACGTAGCCACGTCTTAATCGGCGGCAGCACGGGTGTCGGCTTATTTAATTATATGACGCACCCGACCACCTCGGTTTTGATGCAGGGCTACAAACTCCCAGGCGACACAGGGCCGTGTCGTCGTTTGTGGATGCCGCATGAAGGCCCGATGCCTAAAGACCTTAACGACGCTCTGGACGATCCGAACGTGCAGATCGAAGCGTTTAACAGCGCGTTCGAGCGCTATGTTCTATGGTTTCAGCTAGGCAAAAAGATTGCCCCGGATAGATTCATCGACCCCCAGGTGGCGGGCCGCTATTTGTGCTTGCCTCCTGACTTGGAGTCGATGTGCTCTATCCTAGACGTTCCCGTGCACCTAGCCAAAGATAAGCGCGGCGCAGCCCTCATTAATCTCTTCTGTGAACCCATAGTCGAAAAGAAAACCAAGAAAAATCCCGACCCTCGCACATATTTCAACGATTGGAATTCTCATCCTGCGGAGTGGTCGCAATTTGGCGCGTATTGCATGCGAGACGTGGATGCCGAGGAAGAACTGCTTCGCCGCGAAGAAATTCTGCAAGCGTGGCCGATGTCTGATTTTGAGCGTCGCGTGTGGTTGTTCGATCAAAACGTTAATGATCGAGGCATGCCTGTTGATCTTGAGTTTGTCGAAGCCGCGTTGTGGATCGCGACGGAAGCGAAACGTATCGCGTTAGAAAAACAAAACGCCATCACAGGTTTGGAAAATTCAAACTCTCGTGATCAACTATTACCGTGGGTACGCAGTCGTGGTTATCCGTACAACACGCTGAATAAAGCGTTCGTCGAAGCCGCTCTAGGCGACATACAGTACACGATGACACCGGAATGCCGAGCGGTTCTAGAAGAGAGGTTGTCGGCTGGATCAACCAGCTACACCAAACTTGATGCCGTAAAGAGACATTTATGTCCCGATGGGCGTTTAAGAAATCAATTTATATATCTAGGCAGCAGTAGATGCGGACGATGGTCAGGATCATCCGTTCAATTGCACAATATGCCTCGGCCTTCTCAACCAAAAAAGGTTAAAGGCGCTGATTTTGAAGACATAGACACCCTTAAAGATGCACGCAGATTGATTTACAGAAGAGACTACCAAGGAATTGTTGAAAAGTATGGAAACGTTCTTGAAGTGATTAAATCTGTAATCAGAACGGTTTTCGTCGCTCCTGGGAGTGCACAGCATGAGTGAATGCAAGCACGGTAGAAGAAAGAGCCGCTGTGTCGAATGTGGCGGCTCTGCAACTTGTGAACATAAGAAAATAAAAATTCAATGCGTTGAGTGCGGCGGAAGCCAAACGTGCCAGCACAAAAAGCAAAGAAGCGGATGCAAAGACTGCGGTGGCGGCAGCATTTGCGCACACGGCATTCGTCGCGTGTGGTGTTTTAAATGTTTGCCTTTTAGTTTCGCGAAAAATAGGCTGCTGTTGTTTAACACACAGGCAAAGCGAAGAGGGCACGTTATACCGAACATATCACCGGAAAAACTTTTGCATCTTATGAAAACGAGTAAGTTCTGTGTAGGTTGCGGAGGAGTGCTGGACTGGAAAACAAAGAGAACCCCACATCTTCATCACGATCACAAGACAGGCTACGTTTTTGGTTTTTGTCATCCGTCGTGCAATCATGCGGAAGGCATGATCTCGAAGCTCACTCCAGGGCAACGATTGCGCTTCTTTAAAAACTTTTTTCCCGAAACGTGCGATAAGTTAGTTAGCGACTTTCTCAAAAGGATCTGTTTATGACTGAGCAACGCCTAAACGTATGCGACCTGAACGCAATCGAAACCAGGGTCGGAGCCTATGTGGCTCAGTGCCATTCGCTGCACGAAGTGTTTCGTCCATACACCGATCCTTTGGGAAAGTACCGTCGTAACGGGAAGGATTCATACATCGCGTTTGCAACGAAGATTTATCCGCAGTACACGTACGAAAGACTGTTTCTTGACAAAGAAGGCGTTAACGGGAAACAGGCGAAGGCCGAAGCAAAAATCAAGCGCCAGTTTGGAAAGATTGGCGTGTTGGGATCGATTTATCGTATGGGCGGCGGCGGATGGGGCAACGGGACGGCATCATACGTCGAGCACGCAGAGGGGTGCTCCGAGGCCAAAAAGAAATCGCCAAAATGCGCGTGCCCGAGAATTTACGACCGCATCAGAACAGGCTTGTGGGGATTTGCTTACGGTCAAGGCGTCGATATGGAAATGAAAGACGCCCACATGGTCACCGACGTCTTTCGCAAATCGTACGGAGAAATCTGCGGCAACGGATATAACGGTGAGCCGAAAGGAATCTGGGTTCAGCTAGAAGAGGCCGTGCTGGACGTGATGCAGCCCGAAGCGGTGAACACAAAGCGTCGCGTCGGTCCCAACGGGTGTATTTTAATCGACCGTTTGAATATCGCAGGTCGTCAGCCGATGATGCGCATTCACTTGCCGAGCGGACGCAAGCTGCACTATATGGACGCGTTCGTCGCGGAAAAAGAAATGCCGTGGACAAACAAGGATGGCAATCCCGTTTCTCGTCCAGCGCTGCATTACCACCAAGAGAACTTGAAAGGAGATTGGGACGTCGTCGACACTCATGGGGGAAAGATTTTCGAGAATATTGTCCAAGGGTTCGCGAGAGACGTTCTAGCTGTCAAGCTGCTGGACTTCGAAGAGCGTGATATGCCGTGCGTGGGCCACGTTCACGACGAAGGGATCACGCTGACGCCAAAAGACCCGTTTAGTCTTGGTCTAGAAGAAATGATCGAGATTATGAGCACGCCCATTGATTGGGCACCGGGGCTGCTTTTAGGAGCGGACGGATTCGAAGGGTCGTTTTACAGGAAATAGTATGTCATCAAGCAAAGAATACCAGAAAGAAATTCGTCGACGCTGGAAAAAAGCAGGACTGTGTTCAATGTGCGGTGTTCAGCCAGCAAATCGCAAAGGTAAGCTGACGTGTGTAGATTGTGCTGCTCGATATTGTGGGTATCTTCGTAGGCTCAAAAAGGCGGCTCTCGATGGATATGGGCACAAGTGTTTTTGTTGTGGAGAGACTCGTTTTGAATTCCTGTCATTCGACCATGTCAAAAATGATGGGGCAGAAGAGAGAAAAAGACTCGGTAAAAAATTGAATTCAGGCTCTCTTTATCGTCTGATTGTTAAACAGAAATTTCCTAAGCGATATCAGCCCGCCTGCTATAATTGCAATATGTCTTTAGGATTTCATGGGTATTGTCCGCACAATCCTAAACTTCGTAGAGACATAAGCAAGATAACGAGGAACAAATGAACAACAATGGCGGAACAGACCCGAGGATTGCTTTCGGCGCACAACCCGCCGAGGTTGAACTTACGGATGAGGACATCAAGAAATTCGATCTTTTTACTCAAGAAGAGATCGATAGATTCATGCATTGGGAAACGGAAATGATTCGCCAAACTCCGTATGAAACGGTGAAGGTGATGATGGACGACATTAGGAAAAAACAGAATGAGCGGGAGTCTTGAAAACTGTCGTCGTAAAGTGCGGTGCGACACGTCATACGCGGCGCTAATGTCGGCGTGGAGGATGCAGTTTAAAAATCCTTACGCCAAGATCAACGCGTATCCGTGTAAATATTGTGAAGGCTGGCACATCGGCAACGCATACAATCGCCGGGACGCTAAGAAATCGCTTAATCGCTTAGCGCGGATGATGTTGCATCCGAACTTTTTCTCCAAAGTTCCTGAAGAGGTTCAGCTACAGCTTATGGCGAAACGCGCTCGTATGGAAGGCTTTTTAGCACATCGTGCAGGAGAGAATGGTGACGTCGTGGTGGAACAAACGATGAGACCTGCCGTATTTAGTCTTGCTCCTCGGTGGAAGCGTCGTAGAATGGTACAGCCGATCTCGGACGTTGCGCCGATAGTTGAATTTAGAGGGGTTTCGATATTACCCTCTTGACAGAAATCCGAAAGTATGATAGGGTGGAGAACCATGAGCACAACTACGTTTAAGATCATTTACAATCTCGAAGGCTTGGACGACGCTACCATCGAAAAATACAAGGTCGACGTTTCGGCATATTTCGGCCTCGATCCGTCGATGAACTGGTTCGATGTATTGTGGATGACGGACCCCGACACGAGTCTCCGTCGCCGCCAGCTATACGCACGTCGCGGAACCACGGACGTTCTGCGTGACCGTCGTAAGATTAGCATCACGGAAATGGCGCAACACGACGGCCCAGGCTACGTTTCGTTCACGGCTAAGGGCAAGGACGCGACTGGTCGCGAAGAGATCGCCGTAGGAGCGCATTCGACTGAAGGTCTTAAAGGCGAGAAACTGGCCGCCGCTGTGTCGACTGCCGAGACTCGCGCTGGCAGGCGCTTGACTCTCAAGTTTTGCGGCCTAGGCATCCTCGACTACACTGAAGTGACCGACCCCGTGGAAGTCAAAGCCAGCCCTGCCGATTTGGCCGCCGTGGCCCCGGCCCCGATATTCACTCCGAGCCTACCGACGCCTAGCACAGCCCCCGGCAAGATGGTAGACCCGAAGGAGCGCGTCGCCGCCGACAGTATCGCCCAGGCCCAAGCCGAAGCCGCTGAGATTAGCCGTAAGGCCCTAGAGGCCGCCACTGTGCAGCCCAGCGTGGCTCCTAGCCTCGCACCGCTGTCGATAGCACCTGAGACCTTACCTGCTTTGCCTAGTCCTTCAGAGGCTCCCGCAGAGCCTAAGAAGCGACGCGCACGCAAGAAGAACACCGTCGACATTTCAGCCCCAGAGCAGGTTTCAGCAAACGTTGAAATCCCCGCGCTCGTTGAAGTCGAGCCGACGCCCCCAGTCAAGTGCATCGACTGCGGCTTGCCTCTCAGCGTGCACAGGATGATTAACAGCGCTTTGGTTTGTGAGTCTAAACAAGCGAATCCTGTTGTATCAGTACAAGCAAATCCTGCTGTGCCAACGCAAGTAAATCCTGTTGCGTTACCGTTAGCTTCTGTGGTAACCGCCGTGCCGCACCCAGAACACATGACAATGACTCTCCCAGCACCGCCTACGCCGCATCAACCGATTCTCGCGCCGCCGCAGCCAGCGCCTGTAACCGATTTTCCCGGCAAGCCGTCTAAGGAACAAGAGACTTTGTACCGCGAGCGTTTGCGCGAATACTCGAACGTTATCCTCCCTGGTGCTGGCATGGTGCCCAGCCCAGGCGTTGGTGGCCCGAGCGCAAAATTGCGCGTCTACGCTGAGCGCATGGCAGGCAAACCGACGCAGCAAATGACCGTGGAAGACTGGGATGAATTCTTCGAAGGGATGAAGTCTTTCCGCGAGCGCAACAGCGACAAGGGTCTCGTGAAATACATCAACGACGTGATCGGTGCGAAATGACGATTCCTATCTTTTGCCCAGGCTGTCTTTACAGCGGCCCGTCGCATCTAAAAGGATGTGGGTTCGTTTTTCGGTTTCCACTCGGGTACATGGATGCCATTTTGAACGACCATGAAGGCGAGAGAAAAAAGCACTTGAGCTACATCGAGTTCGTGAACCAGAATGCGAGGGGAAAATGAGAATTTACATTATTTGTCCAGTTCGTAACGCCGATCCCGTTGTTATAGAACGAATGCGCGGCTACGTCAATTTCTTAAAATTGAACGGGCACGACGTTCATTATCCGCCTGATGATGTCCCGCAGGATGATCCGACTGGAAAAGTCATTAACACAATGCACCGCGACGCTATGATAAAAGCAGACGAAGTTCATGTGTTCTGGGACGTCATCGCATTTCGATTTAGGAATGGCTTATGCTCTTTACAAGAAAATCGTGCTCGTAGAAGCCTTTCAACCCGACAATGAAGGAAAGAGCTATTTGAAGGCAGTGATTCTGACATAATGATCGTACCGCTAAACACAGAACAAGAAGCCGCCGCCGAAGCGATACAAGGCAACGTCGTGGTGATCGCAGGCCCCGGCACGGGCAAGACGACCGTCTTGACGAACCGTTATGTCCGCATGATCTCGACGCATTGTATTCGCCCCGAGAACATTCTAAATCTGACGTTCACGTCTGAAGCGGCGAAGAACATGGTGGAGCGCGTCGGTTTATTCGGCGCGAAAGAAGTCTTTCGCACGTTCCACTCGTTCGCCCTCGACTTGATCCAGAAGGAAAGACTCAATCTGCCTTTTCAAGCAAACGAGTTCATCCTTCCAAAATACGGCCAGGACTTTCAGTTGCTGAAAGACCTAATCAAGCGATATCCGGCAATCACGACGTTCAATTCGTTAAGGGATCGCATAGCCGAGTGGAAGTCGTCGAATGTATCGCCTGAGCAAGCGATGCAAGACATGTACTACGACAAGAAAGGCGGATTTTTTTACGCCACCGCGTATCGCGACTACGAGGTCGAGTGCCGTCAGCAAGGCTGGCTGGATTTCGATTCGCTAATGCGCGAGACGGTGAAGCTTTTGGAGACCAACGATGCCGTTCGTTCGAGGTGGATTAGGAAGTACATTTGTGTCGATGAGTGTCAAGACACCGACGTGGTTCAGTTCAGGCTGCTCCAACTTATCTATGGCGGGAACATATTCGTGGTGGGAGACGAAAATCAACTCATCTACGAATGGCGCAGTGCTGTGGCTGGAAACCTTTCGAACTTTACCAATCATTTCCCAGGCAGCCGTACATTATATCTTGGAGCAAATTACCGCAGCACAGGAGCTATCGTCAGCTTCCTCAAGAAAATTCTCCCCGTCGACAATGGACTTGCCAGTCACATGCGATCCATGCGACAAGAAGGAGAAAAGCCCAAGATCGTAAAGTACGACAACGAGGACTCTGAGTGCTTTCGCATCATGAATCAGATCACAGACCCGAATAACACCGCGATTATAGCTAGAACGAATCGTCAATTGCGAACGGCGCAGCGCTGGGCTATGTCGAAAGGGATCAAGTCGATGATCCTTGGGAAGAAAGATTTGTGGCAGACAACCGAAGTAAAGCACTTGATAGATTTGGTCAAGCCGCTGAAATCGGATACCCGTCCCGCACACGAAGTTCTGACGCAGGCGATGACCCAGCACAATCTGACTCACGTTTATCGCAACACAGGAGGGCCGAATGAAAAACCGCCCGTTGAAAATCTTAATGATTTCGTCAAACTCAGCACTAGTCGCGGCACTGTTAGCGAATTCCTCAAATGGCTTAATCGAATCACTTACGCATGCGAAGCGGCCAAGTCTCCCGGTTATGATCGCAGAGCCGAAAATCCTACCCTCGCCCTCACCACAGTTCACCAAGCCAAAGGTCGAGAATGGAAAAACGTCTTCGTCATCGGTTGTAGGCAAGGCAAAATGCCGCACACAGATGGCGAGATCACGGAAGAAAAGCGCATCTTCTTTGTAGCGGCTAGTCGCGCTGCTGACCGTTTGCAAATCAGCTACGACGGCCCGCGCAGCGAATTCTTAGACCCGACGCTGCTGGCCGACGTCGCCGTGTTCTCGGACGAATCAGACGAGTACAAAGACCTTGGCGGCGAGAAGCTGCGTCGCGCCGCTGAATCTACAAGACACAAGGCCAGCGCCGCTGAATTGGCACTAGGACTGGTATGAGCAAGCATCGGACATGTGGCAAGCCAATGCCGAAAGCGAGAAGCGGCGCTAATCGAGGTTTTTGCACGGCGCACGCAGGACACCTCTGTCGCTGTTCGAACGGAACTTGTTCTGGGTGCGGGATTCGATTGATCAGCGCAAATACTTCTCTGAATATGTGGCTAAAAAACAGAGGGGAATGTCGAGACTGTCGGGGCCTGCGGATTAGGCAGGAACACGGTCAAAAGATAAGTTCTTTTTATGCACAAAGATCGGGCAATGTTCATACATTTTCGTGTGGGTGTTCAGGGATGCTTCCTGAGCGCAGCGATGGATCGAATGTCTTCGCGGTTGCAAGAACAGGCGGCTGGCTTTGTCGTGTTCAGACGATACTTTATGCTTCTAATTCTGGTGATAGGAAAAAACAAAAACGTGGATACGCTCCAATCAGACTCGACATACCGCATTCTACAATTCGCCCATTAATGGATCAACCATGCGTGTTTTGTGGAAAGGCCCTCGATTGGAACAACCTAGGTTTGGGTAAAACGCCTCATTGTGATCATGACCACGAGACGGGAGAAGTTCGTGGTTTTGCTTGCCCAGGTTGCAACCCTTTAGATTTGAAGAACGAAAATATGCGACTAAGAAAGGAACTTATGGAACTCAAGAAGGAATTCACGAAGTGCGAGCAGTGCGGTAAGTACAATCCAGGCGGCGATGAGTGCCGGGAATGCGGGGCCGACTTGCGGGTCGAGGAGAAAAAGGCAGCATAAAATGTACTCGACTCAAAAATCCGAGCAGAAAAAGAGATACTATCGCAAGAATCGGAAACGTATCTTAAAGAAGTCGAACAAACGATACCACGGCAATGTCGTTCTGCATAGAAAACGAGGAAGAGAGCAGTACTTGATTCATAAGGAGGAGAAGCTTGCGTATCGCAGAACGTTTCGAGGGCGACACAGCGTTCTAAAAGTCGCTTTGAGAAAAGAAAAAATTTCACGCAAAGACCCTCTGTGGTCGTTAGAGTTTTATACGGCGTTGATTCAAGACGGCATTTGTCATTACTGCTTCGGGCCTCTGAACTTATACGGAGCGGGGCTAGATTGCATGAATAATGAAATCGGGCACGTTGGCTTCAATGTCGTTCCATGCTGTAGAAGCTGTAACCAGAAAAAGATGCACGATCTATCTTATGAAGAAATGATGCTGCTTGCTCCTGTTTTACGAGAAATCGTAAGACGCAGAGCGCAAGTGAAAGGCTAAAATGGCATATTTATACATAAATCAAAAAGGCCAAGAATGGCGAAAACACAGCTACAGTGCCGGGAATGTCTTCGACCACTGCCCTCTGAAGTACTACTTGATGAAGGTAGAAGGATGGAAAGAGCGTGAAACGAAGGCTCGATTCCTATTTGGCCGCGCTTTAGAAGAGGCGATTCAGTGGCATCATGAGCACAACGGTGAAGGCGCAGTCAATCACTTCATAGAAAAGTGGCGTGAGCATGCGGGAAATAAGGAACTGACGTATACGAAAGTAGAGAAGGACTGGGCCACGCTTTACAAGACAGGCGTCGAGATGGTGAAGTTGTACATCGTACGCCAGCCGAGTCTGCCGATTCCTCTCGGCGGTCAAACGTTATTTCAAAAAGAGTTTTATAAGGAAGTGTTCCCAGGAGACCCGAATTACGGCGGCATCGAAGATGGCGGCAAGGTTGACATTATCGCTTACGTTGATCCGAATCATCCAATGCTGCCAAAGGTCAACTGGCGTCCCGAATATGGCCCGTTTCGACCAGTGGTAATTGATATCAAAACGGCAGGCAACAATTTTCCTGAACAGTACGGAATGTCGGCACACGACACTCAGTTACGCCGCTACTCTTGGCACACGGGAATTCGCGACGTCGCCCTCCTGTGGTTTGTGAAGAAAGGCCACAAGATTGAGAAAGGGTCGCTTGTAACTTTCCTTGAGCCAGCGGGAGCCTTTGTGGCTGGACAAGAGGCTATTGTGGCGGCAGCCGAAGGCGAGAACATAGTCGTGCTCGCCAACGAGTCTATGATTGCTGAAATGGAACGCATCCAGGGCCGCAAGGAAGACGGCAAGTTAGAACAAACGAAGGTCGCCAAGGCCCGTCGCGACGAGTGGCTGTCAAAGTTTGGGGCGCTTGTCCATGTTAATTTTCTGACTAAGCAGCGCCTGCAATTCAACGCTGGATTCGTGACCATCGAATCTGCGAACGATGCAGGTGAAATTGCGGGCCGTCAGATCATCAATATCGTGAACTCGCGCATTCGAGGAGTGTGGGAGAATCGTTTCGGTATTCGCTATCCAAGTGATAACACATCCGATCCTTACTTCCGCGCTTTCGTTCAAAAGGACGAAATGTTTCGCAATCAAAATTTCACCAAAACAGGGGATGACTTCGATGATTTGTTCTCAGACTATGGCGGTGATGCTGATGAATGATCCGGCTAAGAAAGTGGCGGTCATCATTTGTCCGCCAGCGGAGCAAGAGGATTTTTTTCAAGAGCAACAGTTTGATGACACTCTCGGGGGCACCGATCCACTCGCATATTGGCGCGGATCGTTGCCCGACAAGAAATTCGATAGGTCTATTTTGAAAGGTGCGCAAAAGGCGAAAAGCAAACGCCTCAAAGACGCCGAGAAAGCGTTGGACGGACACGAGAACAAAGAAGAAATCCTTAAAATTTTGAGGTCTGACGGTCGATGCGAAAACTAAAGAATGTCATAGATCAAAGCGATTCGTTTGTCGGCGCTCACAGGATTGTACACGCACGCTCGTATAAACGAAAAGCACCGTCTTGGGCATTTAACGACCGAAAGGTTCGAGACCTGTTGCTGCGTAGTTTCCCTAAAATGGCTTCGGACAAAAAGCAACACGAGGGGGCAGCGCGATGGGGGGCAGTGATCCACCTGTATTTCCGTATGGGGTATACAGAGTCTCAAGTGGCCGAAGAGATTGGCTCAACTACGACAAAAGTTCACTTCGTAGTGCGTAGTATCTTCCGTGTTTCCAAAGGGTTAAGGGCTAACGGCACAGGCGCATTAGGGGCAAAAAGAGGCCGCCCTAAGAAAAGCCGTGCCCTGGTTCAGTAGTTTTAGTGGAAATAGCCCACCTCATGTCGAGAAAAGTCAAAATGCACTCCGGCTGCATGGGTCAGGAACTGGTAGCGAAGCGCCTCGCCGAGCCTCCAGCCCCTCCATGCCGCTGCAAAAAGCTGGTCGATTACGCGTACGCCAATGAACTCGTGAAGCGAAACGAGGCCTCTTGGGTCATCACGTCCGTGAAGGCCGTGGAAGCGGAAGTCGACTGCTCCCTTTGTTCGAAAAAGACCGAGGTTGAAAAGAAGACCTTGATCGTATGCGGAGAGTGTGGCGGCACAGGTAAAGTTAAGGAACCTCGCGAGATTCCGAGCTACAACAATGACATCGTTCTGCTGTCTAGCGTTTCGGTTGATCCAAAGAATAAAAAATATCGTTGGAATACGCGAGCCAAAACGCCTCGCGTCCCTACCATTGAGAAAAAGCACATCATTCGTGCTTACATCGACAACCTGAAATATGCTGCCCAGCGAATCGAAGAGTACAGGACAATGATCCAAGAAGAACTGGGTGAGTTTGGAGCAGAACTTAAAGCAATCAATCCCGAAACGCAGAAAGTCGAAATCGTGAAACCTGGGAGACCGGAGCCGAACGATACACGAATCGGATATCCACCGGGATCAATCACTTTCAAAGACGGTACGAAGAACAAAAGCTGGTGGTGGAATCTTGACGGTCGAAGCGTAGATTATGGGAGGGCGATGTGAGGCGCGAGCAGTTTCTATTGAACAAGTTGGCTGAAGAATGCGCTGAGGTAGCACAACGAGCGCTGAAGCAGGTTCAATACGGCGCAGACCAAGTTCAAAAAGGAAACGAAGTTAAAGACGGCGTCGCCCCTCCTAGCGGAGAAGCTGGCTTGACCAATCGTCAGCGACTAGTCAATGAGTTGATCGATATGACGATCATTTGCGAACTACTCGAAGACGCGGGTCAGTTGGCTCCTCCTCCAACGGGCTTCGATTACGATGACATTAAGGCGAAAAAGATCGAGAAGATGAACAAATACCTTGCCTTCTCTAGGTCACTCGGAGAGATCGACGGAGACTGGACGATATGATAGACGAACAAAAACAGGCGCATGTATCCGGCGCTAGCCCTGAAAATAATGGCACGTTCGATGTGATAAGCGAAAACGTCACAGACGCGTCTGGAACAGAATTCAAGGCGTCGCCCGAGGCTCTCGCCGCAGCGGCATCCGCGTTAGAAAGCATCACGAACCGTTCTTTCTCAGGCCGTAACTCCGAACTCGGAAAGATGATAAACTGCCGCGTGTGCAACCGTCGCCATCGCAAGGTCGACGTGGTTTATCGCGAGCACTTCGACGAGAACGGCAAAAAGACTGTGACTCTTCTGCCGTTAGCCAGGGACTGCAAACAGGTCTTCAAGCAGATGTGGGTCGACGAAGATTTGGAGACTGGTGAATTGTCGATTCAATACGCCACTGTCCCGCTGCCTGGGCAGAAGGGAACGCCTAAGGCGATCCTTGGCGCTGCGTTTTTCGCTAAGAAACGCAAGAAGCGCCGCCCGAGTCCGGTCGGGTTGCATCTTGTCGAGATCACGCGCCAGTTAATGCCATACGTAAATAAGGAACGATTCACAACAGAAGAGGCCCAGATGCTGGAAGCCCGTCGCATGGCGGTCAACACGTTGCGCAACCGCAACGAGGCAGAAGCGAAGAGAATCAGGAAGCAGCAGCGCGAAAGTCGAAGAATCAATCGAGGTCGTTAGTGGCGCACGAAGATATTATCGGAAAGCATATCCACCTCTTCGCGAAGCCGGAGAACTTCACGCCGCCGACTGGGAAACCGGAAGACTGCATTTGTGGCGGACACAAAAGCGGCGGCAAGAGCCGAGCGTTGATTGCTAATTGTCCGTGCTGCGACGGTGTTCAGATTTTGGTGGAGGACTTGTGCGATTGTCCTGACCCGAGTTATATCAAGTTTCGAGTTGTGCTTCCACCGGATAATACGATGAGAATTCGCCGGATTGAAAGTGTTCCGGCTATTAAATAGGAGATCAGAATGAAAATCAGGCCCTTACATGATCGAGTAGTCGTGAAGCGTATCGAGGAATCGGAGACGATGAGAAATGGTCTCTTTATTCCCGAGGTCGCAAAAGAAAAGCCGCAAGAAGGCGAAGTTATAGCCACAGGTACAGGCCGCCGCGAAAATGGCACGCTGGTTCCTCTCGACGTAAAGGCTGGCGACCGCATTCTTTTTGGAAAGTATAGCGGCACCGAGATTAAGATTGACAATCAGGAACTGCTGATTCTTCGCGAAGAGGAAATTCAGGCGGTGTTGGAGAGCGAAGATGGGCGTTAATACTTTCTTGCTGAAGGGCGGCGGCTTGACTATCGCCGACATGCAGTCAGCCGGGGACAACTCTGAGTCAAAGGGTTTTCACGAAAAAGATAAAGAAGTGCCGCTGGAGTACGTAATTCCCACCAAGCTGATGCTGGCCGTGAGTGAACTAGCCGAATCGCTGGATCTTGCGGGGATTCTCGGAATCGACCTTCGAGCGGCGGTAATCGAGAAAATGAATTACAACGAAGGCCGACCCTACATGCACGGAGGAAAGACAATTTAATGGATATCATTTTCTCTCACGGGCACTGTCCTGACGGTTTCACCGCCGCTTTGATAGCACGTCGCCGATATCCAAAGGCTGAGGTGATTTTTCTCGATCACGGTTTAACCGACGATAAGATTGCTGCCTTCACCAACAGAAGCTGGAATAACGACGTCCTTATGACGGATTTTTCGTTCCGCACTAGGGAACAAAACGACCGTTTGGCTGCGGCTGCGAAGTCGTTTCGAATTCTCGATCATCACAAGACCGCTCAAGCGACGCTGGAAGGAGCGTCATACGCCGTATTCGACATGAATCGCAGTGGCGCTGGGCTGACGTGGGACTATCTGTTTGGAAAAGATTCTGATTACAAAGTGATGCACGTCGAGCGCGATGAACGAGAGAACATAGACGTGTACGGGTCATTACCTCGCCCGTGGTGGGTCAATTACATTGAGGCCCAAGACCTTTGGAAATGGGGCACGCTGCCC